CCGGTGCGAGCTTAACGTATGAAGTTCAGTATGGAACTCGTAATATGACAAGTAATGCTGAAGCTGAAACAGCCATTTTGGCTAAGGCTGATGGAACATTAACAGCAAAAACTGCCAGTGATTCTTTGGCATTAACTATTCCTTGGCCATTGGCTCGGTTAAAGATTACTAGTTTTGCAAGCGGTACAGCTACTTTACGTGTTGTTGAGACTGTTGCATGATTAATCGAGTCAAGCCACTTCTTGATCTTATCGCCAGGCATGAGAGTGAAAGTGCTGCTGAAGCACAGGGTGTTGAGTCTGGTTATGATGTGGTGGTTTGGCAAGCGTTTAAAGTATACCCCCCGTTAAAGCCTTTAACAACTTTAATAGTTGCTGAGGTACTGGACTGGCAAGATGAAGCAATTAGACGGTATAAAGAAAAACATAATTCAAGAATTGGATACAGTGCTGTAGGCCGCTATCAAATTATTAACTCCACGTTACAGGGTCTTGTTGATTCTTGGTGGAAAATGAGTGATGTATTTGATGCAAGTACACAAGACATGCTTGGGCTGCAGCTGCTTCGCCGGCGGGGTTTAGATAAATGGCTGGTTGGGAGGATGCACGGTGGGGATGAGTCTTTTGCTGATTCTTTATCAATGGAGTGGGCTTCGCTTCCGTATAGGACTGGAAGGTCTTATTATGATAAGGATGTGCATGGGAATAAGGCGCTAGTGTCTCGGCAGGAATTAATGTACGTACTTCAAAGAGTTAAAAAGGATGCTTTTTTGGTAGGGGAATATAAATTGTGAACTGGATAATCAATCGCTTGCGGGAAGCTTCTACATGGCGTGGATTGGTTTGGCTGTTAACTGTTTCCGGTGTCGCTTTACGACCTGATCAGATTGAAGCGATTGTGCTAGCCGGGATGGCGCTGGCGGGCCTGATTGGAGTGTTTGTACGTGATGAAATTCGTTCGCCGGAGACCCGTACTCGTGAAACCGATATATCCGAGATCAATTTGGTGGGACGCAGCGAATCTGTGCAAGAAAGCCATTCACTTTCTGTTTCTGGTGGCGATCCTCAGTCTTTTGATCCACCTATTATCCGGGTGCGCACTGCTTCACTGCAACCCAACGATGAGCATCAAGACCCCGGATCCACTCTGCGGCAGGATGGCGGTGGCTACAATGGTTGAGTCGGTCGGGATGCAGTGTCGGGGGATGTTTTAAGTGTTGCGCTCTACGGCTTTGCACATTCAACAGCGTCGCTTGTATTGTGCGCACTTTGACTGGATTTTGCGCTATGCGATGACGGAACGAGCGCGATTATTGCCGGGGTTTCTCCTGCGGCCCAATCCCGGATTTTGTTTCTATACCTATATTTTGTGTGAGACACGAAACGAAGAGTTGATTCTGGATTCGTTGGGCTGTCTGGATTCCGATTTACTATTTTGAGGCAATAAAATGAAAAAGCTTTTTCTCGGTTTGTTGTTTGCTCCAGCGCTGTCTATCGCCTGTGGCGATGCCGCGTTTGGCCCGGATTACAGCGCCGAACCCTGTCCGGTTATTGTGGCTCCCACATGGATTCCGCTGGAGGGACATAATCGAGATATTTGGCTCGGCTCCAAGCCAGATGGTTCGTCTCGCGGTTTGGCTCCCGTTACTGGCTATGTTGTCGATGGATTTGCAGTATTAGTAGCGACTCTTCCGAATGGTTTGAAAGTCGCTGGTATCTCAAACCAGTGCATCAGTGAATATTGCCCGAACTTGGGCGAGTGGGCGCGTCAGGATTTGCAGCAGCGAATTGACTTACTGGCGCGGTTTGCATTTCTGAATGGTGAATGATCTTTAATATTTTGGAGTAGTAACAATGGCGAACGCTGATTTTGCTGATCTGTTCAAAAAATACCCCAATCGCAATGCCGAACTGAGAGCCGTGGCGAAGTCGGCTTACGAGTTTGGTAAGACCGTCGCTCAAGAAGCCGATGCCGCTCTGGGTTCCGGGATGCACGAGTGGTCGATTGGCCGCCAGAATTCATATCTGGACTACATGACTACTCTCGTTGAGGCGATTCATGCGAAGCCGATTCCCGACCTACCCGCGACGCATCCGACCGGCTTTAACATCAATCTGGCCGAACCCTACGATATGTTCGTAGAGGACATTAACGGCGAGAATGTTCCGTTGAATGAGCAGACGGAATTGCTGGCCCAGTATTGGATGCTGACCGCCGTGGAACTATCTCAGTCGCAGTCCGCAAGTATGGCCGGGTCGTTGACCGAGCATGACTACAAGCGGGCGATCAGCAATATCGGCGTGATGCGGAAGCTGTTGAAAGAAATGACGAGCAGGCCGGTGCTGGATTTGCCGGAAACGAGCGTTCCAGGGTCGGAATTAACCAATCCTACTTCGGCAGGTTTCAACGACAAGTGATAGGCGCAGCGAGCCTTCACCGGCTCGCTTTGCGGAGGCTGGTATGAATCCTGATAAGCGGTTAGATGTAAAAGTATCGTTGGTCATTACTGACAACGAAAAGCCTTTTTCCTCTTCAGTGGTGACGTGGGAAGACATGCCTTATGCCTACGTTCTCGACATTGAGAAGAAATTGATTGGAGCGCTGGCTGAACTGAATCAACTCGGTTATGCGATGCTCAACGCAGCCAATCCCACGCCCAGTGAATAACATGAAAACCTTTAGCGGTAACATCTGGTTGTTAGCGCTGCAAACGATCATCAAGATGCTAGTCGGATCGCTGGATTACGAAAGGATAAAACTTGCGGTAATCAGACTGAGTGATGCTGATATATCTGGAACGGATAAAAAGCAGATTGTTCTGAGCGAGTTTGCGTATGTTGCCGAAGCGATAGGTCGTGATTTGTTGAGTATCGCGGTCAAAACGGCAGTTTTGATGATGAGAAGTGGTAAGTAACCCATGCCCGTCCCGTCTGGTATTGAGTCTTGTCAACAGATTGCGGTCTCGGTAGGTGCGGCGTTGCTGAATCTGGCGATTGAGATTGCCGTGAATAGTTTGAAGGTGAAATAACATGGCTCTACTGCTCAAGCATCAAACCGCTGCGCAATTCGTTTCCCGCTTTCGGGAAGCGTATCGCAACGCCGAACGCGAGCGCTGCGTGCAACTGGCGAAGTTCGTGATCTCCAGAATTCAGGCGGGTGATTTAACCGATGCCCAGGTTCGCAACGCCTTCGGCTTGACGGTGACGCAGTGGAATAATCTCAAGACGAAAATGAACAAATGGATTACCGCGCACAACGACCTGCAAGCGGCTGTAGGAGAATAGTCATGCCCATTACTTCACACTTGAAAGAAGAGTCCGTGCAGGCGAATGGCAGCAAGCATGTGGTGCTGCGCATGTACGATCAGGACGGGCGGGAATACATGATCTCGTTCTTCGCTGCGGTGGGCGTGGATGTCAATACGATCATCACGAATCGCATTGCGGAGATGGACGTGCAGTTGGCGGATCAGGAATTTGAAGCGTTAGTTGGGGCGGAATCATGACGCTGTATTATGTCGCCAGTGATGGCGATAACTCCGATGGGTTGACCTGGGCGAAAGCGTTTACCACGTTCGCCGGGGCCGTCACGGCAGCGACCGGCGATGGCGATACCATTTACGTCGATCAGGGGTTCACTGATACGTTGTCGGCGGCTGCGACGTATACCTTTGGTAATAACGTCAACGTTATTTGCAGTAATGATAAAAGCAACGAGCCGCCACAAACGCTAGGGACGATGGGGGTTAATAACTGGATTGGGCATGACTCGTCCACTCGCACTATTGATGTTAATGGAGCGTATCGTGTTTTTATATCGGGATTGACTTTTAGAATAGCAGGATCAAGCTCTGCATCAATGACCATCGGCTCTTCTGATGGAGCACATCTTGAATTAGAAAATTGTTATTTGTGGCTGGGTACTACTGGCACCGGCAATATAATTATTGGAGGTTCGGCTTCTTCGAGCAATAATTATATTAATCTTTCCAATACAACATTTCGGTTCGGCGCTACCGGACATGGAATAACGAATCATTCAAATTCTAGTTTTTTAGGTTGCGTTATTTCATCTGATGGTTCCACACCAAGCGTCTTGCTAAAAGCTTCAAGTTCGGGATGTTTGATTCAATGTGTGGGATGTGATTTATCGGTGGTTACTGGAACACTGATCGCATCGCAAACCAATCGAGCGACAGAATTCCAGTTTATTCATTGCAAACTCGGTTCTGGCGTCGCTATTTTAGCATCACAAACGCCCGCTAATAAAAGCTCGGCGCACGCTTGGCTGTACAACTGCTCGGCAGGCGATGAGCACTATAACCTGCAATATCACGACGCCTTTGGCTCGACCGTCATTGATACCGGCATCTATGCGAATAATGGCGCGAGCTATGACGGCACGAATCGCTGTAGCTGGAAAATCGTCACCACGGCGAATTGCAGTTACACCACGCCTTATGTGAGTCCGTGGATTGATTGCTATCACTCCGGAACTTCGGCGATTACGCCCTCGCTGGAAATTGTCCGTTCAGGGAGTGCTACGGCGTATCAGAACGATGAAGTGTGGGGTGAATTCAGTTATCAGGGTACGTCCGGCTTTCCGCTCGCCACGATTGTCTCTGATCGAAAAGCCCTGCTCGCCGCAGCGGCGGATCAGACCACCGGGGCGCTGGATGCGAGTGGTTGGACCGGCGAAAACGCGACCTCCTGGTTCGGTAAACTGAACCCGACCTCGGCGATTACCCCGGCGGAAATTGGCCACCTGCGCGCCCGTGTGGTGGTAGGCGAACCGTCGATCACCGTGCACGTAGACCCGACTATTCGAGGCCGGAGTTAGTCGATGGCGATCAACCGCGTTACGCCCTCCGGCTGGTTAGAAGAAACCGGAACGCTTTCGCGGGTCACGCCCTTTGGCTGGGTGCAGGAAACGACGAGCACAGGTTCTGGTGCAAGCGTTACTGTTCCTACAGCGGGAATTGTTGTTGCTGCTTCTACTCCAACGATTCAAACAGGCAGCGCAGTAGTTTCTCCAATTGGCGCGATTACTGTTTCGGCCATTGCCCCATCGTTAGGCCAAGGATCGTCGATAATTGTTCCATCGGTTGCGGTAGTTATTGCTGGATTAACCCCTACAATTCAATCCGGTGTTAGTTTTGTTTCTCAGGCAGCAAATGTTGCAGTAGTAGGAAGTCCTCCTTCGCTGGCGACCGGGGTTAGTTTCGCTGTTCCGAGTGCGGTAGTCTCTATCGATACCGCTGCCCCGCTGATTACAACCACATCAATTACTGAAGTAGTAGTTCCCGCCGCCGCAATCACTGTCAGCGCCCTTCGTCCCTGCGTGAATGGCTACTGGCGCACGGCGGACGAAACCGATGTTACCGCTGATGAAACTTCGCTTACCGTAGACCATACCTGTTCGCCATTTGCGAATGTCGGGCTGTTGCCAGTCGCAGTGACTATTGCAGCGATTGTGCCTTCGTTGGGCCAAGGCGTTACGGTGACGGTTCCCGCTGTAGCCGTCAATCTAGATATAGCGCCCCCGGCGATTAATACGGGCACCTCGCTCAGTGTGCCTGCGGCAGGAGTCGCGGTCGCGAGTACGGCTCCGACGATTACTGTAGCAACCGCCGTAAATGTTCCGGCAGCAACGGTTCAAGTCGCTTCGTCGGCTCCTCAGATTTCAACCGCAGCAGTGGTAGCGATTCCTTCGTCCGCCGTTACGGTATCAGCAGTAGCGCCAAATGTCGGGCAAGCTGCGGTGGTTCAAGTCCCTGCGGCCTCGGTTGAAGTGGCTTCGTCGGCTCCAACGGTCAACACGGCCACGATTCTCCCGTTCCCCGCCTCAGTCGCCGTGGCGTCTCTGGTTCCAGCAGTATTGACTGGCGCATCGCTGACAGTTCCAAGCGCCACGATCCTGATCTTTGCTCGGAAACCTGCCGTGTATATGGGTGAATTCCCTCTTGGTGTGGATCGTCCAGGACTGCAATCCGATACCGCTTTGTCAGGACTGCAATCGGCGACGAAACGCTTGACCGTCTTGCAAGCCTCACCCCGCAACCTTCTTCGGAGAGCCGCATGAGTAGTTTAAAAGAAACCGTCTATGTTGGGCGAAATAATGCTATTCGGCTGATCCTGAATGAAGATGGTGTTGACTTTCATACCGCTTATCCAGATGTTGATCCTACAAGGTGGGTACTCACGATCAATACTGTCCCTGAGATTGAGATTGATTCGGATACGAATCCCGAAGCGTTTGATTGGGATGAGACGACTTCGGTGTTGGAATTGCGACTCGGGTTATTACTCTCGACCGCTTTTAATTATACGACCGCCATTCTCACGGTGTATTCCGCGCAATGGCCCGAAGGTATGGTGTGGGTAAATCCTACTTGCACCCCTGATAAATTACTGATTCGCGTCTGCGATCAAGTGTGAGGATTTAAATCATGGCTGTCACGATTACCCTGTACAACCACACCGTTTCCCGTTTCGCCTCTGGCGCGAATGCGGTCGGCGATACCTACAAAATCAATCTGTATTCAGTGTTTGATTTTGACGCCGCCGATACTACTAAAGCCTTGGCGGAAGGGGGAGCTACGCAGCTATCGACGGCTAATGGCTATACGCAGGATGACAAAGCGCTGGCCGATGTTGCCGTAAGTGTTGTCACTACCAACGATGCCAAGTTTGATGCAACGGATGTCAGTTGGACGGCTTCGGGCGGCGATATTGGCCCGGCTAGTTATGCGTTGATCTACAACGATACGGATGCCGACGATCCTCCTGTGGCCTATATCGCGTTTGGGGAAGCGAAAACGGCGAATACGGGAACCCCATTCAATATCACCTGGGACGCGGCAGGGATTGTCACCTTCACTTACACCTGAGAATCGCCATGACTGATTCGCGATACCGGATTACTGATGAGTACGATTATACCATTTGCGCGCATGTGTTTGATCGGTATCCGAATCAGATTGTTCGGCTGGCGGCTCCTGATGGCGAAACGATCATGGGGTGCGTACCTCATGAGATTCATCATCCACTGCGTGAAGTGCATCTCAAGCGCAGTTTTTTTGACCCGTATGCGAAGGATTAGGTATGGCACAGCAAACAATTAGCATCGGTACGACTGCCAATGACGGCACGGGCGATACGCTGCGGGATGCCTTTGATAAAGCGAATGATAATTTCACTGAGTTGTATGCTTCTGGCGGTGGCGGCGATCTCGTGGATGATACCACCCCGCAACTCGGCGGCGATCTCGACCTGAATGGGAACCAGATTACTGGCAGTGGCGGCACCGTCACCACTTCGCAACCGATTATCGATGTTTCGCAGACGTGGAATAATGCCGCAGTCACGTTCACCGGGATTAAGGCCAATATTACCAGTACCGCCAGTGCGGAGGCGAGTAAACTGCTGGATTTGCAGGTTGGAGGGACAAGCAAAGTCTTTGTCAATAAAGAAGGAATAGTTAATATTATAAATACATCTCATACTATCCAACATGTTAATGACTGGCTTGTACTAAAAGGCGCCACTGGAATTTATTTTGCAACATCCGCGCATTTTGGTGTCAGGGCCGACGGAAAGGTATTGCTAGGGGGTGGCGTCGCACTGGGGTGGGGAAATACTAACGCAACAGGTGATCAAATTCTGGTCCTAATAAATGACGATAACGATGTCCTTGCCCAACGAAGAACTACCAACCCTCAAACCTATCGCCTTTACAACACCTACACCAACGCCAGTAACTACGAGCGATTGGCGCTTAAGTGGGGGTCTAATGTCTGCACGATTACTACCGAAGCATTAGGCACTGGCACCCTACGTGGGCTAAAGATTGGCGAAGCCGTCACCAGTCTGGTCGGTTTTTACGGCGTGACCCCGGTGGTTCAGCAAGCCAGCGCCGATCAGGCGGTGGTCACTCTCGGTAATGCGAACAGTGAAATTAGCGACCTGACCTTTTCTGCCAGCCCGACGCAAGGCGAATGTCAGGCATTGCGGGACAAGTGCGAAGAACTCGCAGACGACGTGCGAGCGTTATCGACTTTGGTGCATTCCTTACGGACTGCGTTACTCAACACCGGCCTGATCAAAGGCGCGGCTTAATCTTTATCGGGAGGTTTTATGGCAGTTTTAGTCAAGATCAACAACGGGCATCGCGTCGGCAATCAGCTTTTATTTGCGCTTGCGCAGATTCGGGATGGGCTGGCAGTCTTTGAAAAATATGATGGGATGCGCGCTCAGACGATTGGAACCAGTCTACCGACCTTTGAGAGCACTTTCGGCGTTGCAGAAAATGGGCAGGCGTTTTCGGATCGGTGGGCGAGTATTGCTGCTGGTAATTACGCAGGATTGCTAGATTTCATTGACGCGACGCTGACGACTGACGATTGAGCCAAGATGGACGGTATCACTCGACTCCATGAAGACGAAGACGACGATGACCCCGAAGAACTGATGGTCAACTTACATAAAGACCGCCGTTCCGGGACTGATCGTCGTCTCGGGGTGAGTTCCAATTCCCTGGCGCGTCTTGATATTGAGCGGGAATACCGGGCGGAGATTCGGCAGTTGCGGGATGAGGAAACCTGCAAGGATGCGCAGATTGCCGAACTCAAAGCAGAGTTAGCGATGATTCGGGAATGGCAGAGGGACAAGGAAGAGACCCTGCAAGCGGCGAAGATTATTGTTCATGCAGGAACCGCCCTCAAGTTTACCATCATGATTCTCATTGGTGTCACGGCAGCGATTGGCGGGATTGCGGCGAGTCTGGAGGCGTTTAAAGCGTGGTTTCGCTAAAGCACTGGTGGATAAACACCTGCCGGTTTTGTCACTGGATTGATCGCCTTATTTCCGTAGGTTTGCGGTTGTTGATCCTGGGACTGTCAATCTACGGTGGGTATCTGGTGTTGTATTGGGTAGAAGATACTTCGCCGGTGGTGATTTTTGATTTGGGTGAAGTCACTCCAAGTACTGGACGTCCGAATGAAGTGTTGATTTTCTATCAGCCCATTCGCAAGGAAAGAAACTGTTGGGGTGTGGTGAGAAGAGTGCTGGTGGGTGATTGTGGGCTATTCGTGATCAGTGAATCGCCTTCTTGGCTACCGGCTCCTTGGCACGGACGGTTGACCTACGCCGTTCAAATCCCTCCCGAGGCGATTCCGGGGCCGTGTGGGTTTCAGGTCATTGGCCGGTTTGTTTGTAATCCGCTGGACTTGGTGGCAAAGCCACGACTGGTGGCGAGTACGCCCATTCAGTTTCAGGTATTACGCTATGACCAAAGTCAGTGAGCCGAAAAAAGTCCCGCCACCGATTGAACCCTCGGGCTTGCAGGCGACGATTGACCCGAAAACCGGCTGCGTTCTTCCTGCGCCGTTTCGGGATCGGGACGGGCGATTACTCGAATGGATACCGTGGAATGAACTTTGAGACGCCACAGCTAAAAATCATTTGGTTCGGCCCTACTTGGCGATATGATTTCAAGGAGCAAAAGGTGTACGAGTCTACAGAATCTTTACTAAAGCGCCCTAAACCGAAACCTTATACGTGGAATTGGTATCAGGGGAATAAAAAGTGAACTACTATGAAAGATAAAAGAACAGCAGTGCTATTAATTTTAGGAATACTAGGATGGTTGTTTGTGCTTATATTGGCGAGCTACCAAATCGTTGACTATCTCAAATTTCGTAATGCAGGCAATCGCTTTACCGCTCATCATGGGCAGGAACTCTGTCTGCGTGTGCAAGCGTTGGAAACGAATCCTAAACCTTGTGAGTACGAATAATGGCTGAGTCTGGCGCTTCTCCGAATATCGTGCAGGGGTTTAAAGGGTTGAACAACCGCATTGATCCTACTCGTTTGGGCTTGGAGTGGCAACTGACTGCGGAAAACGTCCTGTGTGATGATGCCGGGTATCTTACCCGCCGACCGGGGGTTGAAGCGTTTTTATCAGGCTTTACGGACGTGTACGGGACGCGCAACGGACGATTGTTGGCGATTACGACTGGCAATGCGCTGGTGGAACTTACCGAAGAGGGGGAGACTCTCCCGCTACATACCGGAGTCACGGGCGGACCGTTTCAGTGGGCTGAATTAGGCTATGCCTTTTTCTTGCAATCCAAGGCCGCTTCCTGGGCCGTGTATCCTCACCAGGTTATTACCTGGGGTTCGCTCTGTCCAGCGCCACCAGTCGCCGCTTATCCACTTTCTGACCCGATTAGCTATCCCCCTCCGGTGGGCGAAGTGATTTGCTCGCGGAGAAGCCAAATGGTTGTGAGTGTTTGGGAGCCAGAACGGGATCGGAGTGTGCTGTATTTCAGCCGTCCAGACTTCCCGCATGAGTTCCGGCTGGAGAAGGATTTTGTCCTGGTTCCGGGGCGAGTCACGATGCTGTCTAGTTTGGCGCAAGGATTAGTAATCGGCACCGACCGGGCTATTTTCCTGGACCCGATAGGCAGCCCCTTGCAGCGCGTGGCGGATTACGGAGTACCTGTTGGGGCAATGGCACACGACGACCTTAACCGGGTGCATTTCTGGACGGAACGAGGGCTGTGTCGGGCTTTCCCATTTGAGAATATGACGGATAAGGTTTTGACTGTACAACAGCGGGAGCAGGTCACGGCGGGGGTTTTACCTTACCAAGGTAGTACTTACGTTGTGGTACATCAATACGGGAAGGTTGTGCCTAAGCAATTGACTCGTCCTTACACGCCTTATTTCATTTCAGCGACTTACCCACAAGGGATAAGTATTTAATTCTTTTACCGGAGTCCTATCATGGCTTTAAAATTTTCTACGGGCCTGAAAAATCAATTGTTTGGTGCTATTAAAGGAGCCGTAACAACGACTTCTAGCTTGGAGCATGGGGTAATTTACATTTACTCGGGAAGCCAGCCAGCAACCGCTGACGCCGCTGCGACCGGAACCCTGTTGATGATTGTAACGGTGGCTTCTGGTGCGTTTGTTCATGGAACAGCGACAAACGGATTGGACTTCGCAGCTCCGGCTGCGGGAGTGATGACTAAAGATTCGGGAGAGGTTTGGAGCGGAGTCGGCCTAGCTGCAGCAGGCACGGGAACCACGGCGGGCTGGTTTAGGCACAGTGGTAATCCAGCGGACAATCAAGGGATATCCACCACCCTCCCGCGCATTGACGGGCGGATTAGTACCAGCGGTGCGGAAATGAGTCTTAGCAATCTCACGATTGTTGAGGGTGCGTCCACCACGGTAGACACTTACCAGTTGTCCTGGCCGTCTACGCTGTAAACCAATGATATCCCCCCGTATCCTCTTTGAAGGCAACCCTACGGAAGCGTACAAGTACGTAGGGATGGCTAAAGATTTCGGACGCTCGACGTTCGCGGCGGGGATCATCTCAAAAGTTTGGAGGGTGAGTAACGAAGTACAAATTCGTGTGGTTAATAATATAAAGTCAAAAATTTGTAAAGTGTGGATTACTGCATCGGAAGGTAATTTTTTGCTGTTGGCTTGGATTCCTGAAGGGATTGCATTAACTCCGCGAAGTGCGTCTGCTGAATTTGGCTACGGGTTTCCAAAACGTGAACCGGGGACATTGGAGGAAGAAAACAACGTGCAGTACTTTGTGGGAGGTGAAAAGATTAACCCCCCATTTGGTACACGAATCGAAAGTAAGGAAAACGAATGTGTAAGTCAAGTACTTATCAATCGGTTCGAGAACAATAAGTATCTTGATAAAAAAGGATTTATCAAAGGATTTGATGCTGATGAACAGGAAAAAATAGACAAGAAATTGCCAGAAGAAAACCCCCGTCTTCGTGAACGAATCGAGGATAGCGCCCCTAGTAGGTTGCCCGTTGTTTATGCACCGTTGTTTTATACGCCTGCCGATATTGATAATAGTTTTTGGGAGCTAGATGAGAATCGTATTAACTGGATTGATGAACCTGGCTACAATTTAGGCCGTGTAAGTAAGAAATTTAAACCAAAAAAGATGCCAGAGTTGGATGATGAAGGGGCGATTATCGGCGAGATTCCGCTGAGGCAGTTTGACGAAACCGGGGTTTCACTGATTTATGAAGAAGAATCAGAAAATTGGTTCTGTCATTGGCCAGAAGAACTGCTTTACTTAAATGACGCGCAAGAAGCTATTTTCCTGCTGACGAATAAATATCGTTCAGATGTTGGTAAAAGTTCTCTCTGCCGTGAGATTCGTGGATATGTAGGGCTGTCTCGTATGGTGATTAGCGAAATGCAGCGCGCTAAAATTATGTATCATCATTCGACGAATTATCGAGAAGGGTATTACCGAACGGAAGATCGTTCAATGAATGGAGGGGCCAATAACTGGACGGTAGGTGAAAATCTATATTTTTCCAGTCTTTCAGGTGTAGATGTTCTTGCCGGGGCGAGAGCAGCTATTTGGTGGAAAAACTCTCCCTATCATTATGCTAATATTATTTCAGACAACTGGGATATTCCAGGGTCAACCTCTTTAGATGTTGCTGGAAATGCTGGAGTTTCTATAACAGAATATGGGGTTGATCAGCAAAGTGGAGGGGCGGTTAGTTCTTTTGATCCTCCTGTTGCTGGATATGCTTGGTCAGAAGTTTTTTGTCAGCGCGAAGCATGGGTTTACGGTGGGCATGTGACTCAAGAAGGAACTGCTGGCCGTTGTGGATTGTTCGCTTATCAAAGCCCTATTGGGTTTCCTACTAGTTATCGAGACGATGAGTCGTGGTTGAATCGTGCGGGGGAGATTCCTATTAGTTCTTTGCGGGCCATCAATTATTTTACTTACCAAGGGCGATTGATTGAATGTAATCCAGCAACCGACCTTATTATCGCCGGAAATCTAGTCTGGATCATTGGTGCCGTGGCTTATTATAAAGACGAAATTCCTATGTTTCGTACTGTGGTGTATTATACGAAAACACCATACACCGATAAAAATGTGATGGTTTATAGTAGGCCTGTTCATGGGAATCATGTCGATTGGGTAATAGAAAGCGGCGGAACGGCTTATCTTCAAGACATGGCTTCTGTTTATGGGTTTAGCCGTATCCCACTTATACATTCGATGGTGTTTTTTAAGAAGGATGGAAGTGCAGGGGTCTTTTCGTTTATCAAAGAACAACGTAGTTTTCCAGAGGATGCCTTCTATTTTCAAGCTTTTGCAACGGATGCACAACCGATGCAAATAGTAATTGGTTGGGTACATATTATAGATGGAATATTGGAATTAGATGTTAATTACGGTGTTGGGCCGGAGATTGAATACACACTTACTGTTGATGGGGATAATCAAGCAATTTCCTATACACAAATTGGGGAAGATACCCAATCCGTTTTTCCTTATTACGATATAGAAGATGAGTTGGTGTATTTAAAAGTCTACCTAAAGCAAGACATTAATAATCGTGTTTTATCAGCAGGTGCTTCATACTATTTTACGGCACATGAAATAGTGTACCCTTCGCTAAATAGAGTTGGATTGTTCGATGTAGGTGTAGTCAGAAATGATATTGGGGAAGAAGAACACGCTGATTTAAGTGAAGATAGCTACTTAACTCAGATCATTTATCTTGACCCACGGGCCGAAGATTGTGCCTATGCAAAATTGTTGCTGACAAAATCCTCATCTCTTGACAGCACTGACGGGATTTTTGGGAATACTCTGGAAATTTACCACAACTCAACACTGATTAAAACTTTAGTGAATGAGAATATTCCCGTACAGCGGTTTTGGATTGCTCCTGGACCTACTTATAAATACGACCGATGGCTTCCAAGACCCCCTATAATTGAAGAACTTGATGTAGATCAGTACGCGCTAAAGAATGTGTACCTTTATTTAAGTACGCGAATTAATATATCAGGATCGGACAGCCGGGTTTTACCAGAAGTGGCAACCCCGGTTGTTGAATCTTCTTACGATGCTGCGGGCAGTATTGGATTTACTCAAGGCCGTGCTTTAAAGGGGGTACAGAATTCTTTATTAGGGTTTCGGTCTATGAGAAATGACTTTTTATTGACTACGACAAAAGACAATGTCTCTTGGATCGGGGTAGGCTACAACGCCGGGTTGCCAATAGTTCATAATGACATTTATCGTGCAACTGATATAATTGATGATGTTTACTGTCAATTCGCACGTTATCAAGATCGAGTGGTGTTGCGTATTCGCTGGAAAGGTGATTCATGGGATATTGAACTTCCCGAAGAAGAACAAGTGATAACATACGCAAATTTTGATCTGGATGCGCTGGTATTCCCAGAGGATACGGTAAAAGACCTTTATCCTTTGGGGACCGTTTGATGACTAGAGAGGTTTAAGATGACATGTTCTTGCCCTGCATGGAATTCTTATCGTGGAACGGAAGAGGTTTGCGATATCCAAGAAGGTAATAGTATTTTTATAGATGGAGTTTGGTTGTATGGATTTTCTAGTTATTATGAACCACCAAACCCGCTTTATGGAGAAAGCGTACTGACTGTGGTTGACACAGACCCGAGTTATAATGCAGAGTGGTTTACTTTTTCTGCGGGCGATGAAATTACTGTAGTTACTGATAAAGAGTATTTTGCTGACAACCCTATCAAACGTATACAATTAAAGTTGCTTTTTACTGGATATATTTCTCTTTATAATACAGACATAACCCCATTATTAGTTGGTGATAAATACGAATGGACGTTTATTATTCCGCTAGAGGCAGAAAATTTAATATTTTATGAGATAACAGCACCTCCGGCCTCTGGCGATAAATTAGACTCGTTTTATATTTATGATGTGCGGTCTTCATTAGGTGGGATTTCTTCTCCAACTAAAGACCCGCAACTTATGGAGATGTTCCAAGAAGCGCCTTTTTAACAAATAGAGGAAATGGTATCTACAAGAATTACACCGCCTCGCAAAGAACAACGCCGGCGAATCTGTCAAGAGTGTTCGGAGGTTGAGCGGGTGTATCCCCTAATGCGTTTAACTGGGTATGATCGTTGCAAAGTCTGCGGATGCCCGATAGCGTCCAAGGTTCTATTTTCCAAACAATGCCCTTTGGGCAAATGGTGATATTATGGCAATTAAGACTTCGACCGGGTTACGTACCCATTTGGCAGTGACGGGCAGTGTGAAAGATGCGCTGGATGGTGGGCAACTGATGTTTTACGAGGGAACAGAACCCGCGACCGCTGATGCGGCTGTAGCAGGGTCGCTTCGCTGGACAGTGACCGTAGATGGGGATGGTACCGGGTTGACTTTTGAGGCCGCCGCTGTCGCTACGGCTGCTGTAAAAACAACAACGGAGGCATGGCAGGGGGCGACTACCGCCGGAACGCCGAACTATTGGCGGTTTATTGACGCGACAGAAAAAGCCGGGAGCATTGGGGGAATTTCTACAGTGCTTTCTAGGATTCAAGGAACCTGTGGTAATACGGCGGGTGTCGATGTTTACTTGACTACCCCTACGTTGTCCACTGACGCTGCGCTCGACGCTAAGGTATTGGATGCCTTCTCTGTTTCTGTATTAACTAACTGAGGGTAAGCTCATGGCGCGCTTCTCGACTGGATTGCGAAATGCCGTAGCGGCTCAGTATGGCCTGGGGCTGTTAATGAATGGCGGGGTGATTCGCATCTATGGCGATGAGCGGCCATCCTCCCCTGATTTGCCTCCAGGAACAACTGAACTAGGGCAAATCACAACCGGGGGGCAGGTTTTTGTTCCTGGAGACCCGAACTCTACGGCGGGCTTGCTAATCGCCCTTGAATCTCCTGGGGTGCTGGTCAACAACGGGGACTGGCGGCTGAAAGGTAGCGCCAATGGAATACCGACCTGGTGGCGCTGGTGTTGGGCTGATTTAGATCCGTTGGATGAAAGCACCTATTACCCACGGGTTGACGGGCTAGTAGGGACAGAATTGGTTTTAGCGTTGACGAACATCACTGCAAGTACCAATGTTGAAATTGAGCAATTCGCGTTCGCTCTATCTATGGGAGTTTAGCAATGGCTTCTGGAAGTTTGCTTTACAAAATCACTGGAAGAACTTTAGAAGAAGTAATTCTTCCTCCGCCTATTTTACCGCTATCCCCCACGACTTTTTATTCTAATCTAACAATTCCGATTCCCGTCCCAAGAATTAACATCCCTGTTCCTGTTTCCATTCCACCCGATGTTAATAGTGAATGGGAGTGGGTACAGGTAGGAGGGATAGGACTTGATAGAGGGGAGTATGTAAGAGTTCCTGTAATAAATTCAGGGTTTGATGGGATTTCTATCCCTTCTCCCCCATGATAGAGATTAACCATGACTCTTATCTATAGAAATACCCCAGGGTGGGACGCTGACGCTCGAACTGTCGAGTCATTCTCTAACGACGGGGCGTTCACCTTTAGGGTAGAAAACCCTATAGGAGTCGCATGTGGTCTGAACAATGCTAACAATAGCGCCAACTATTTTGAGCTAGATTACGCATTTTTTATTGATCCTCAGTATTATCAAATTATTGAAAGTGGGGAAATAAAAACAAGTAAATATCCTGTTGTCTCTGGTGCTGTTTATAAAATAGAACGACTGGATGAGGTTATTCGGTATTTTGTTGATGAAATTCTTATTTACACTAGCTCAACCCCGTCAGCCGGAACAGTTTTTGGTGATTGTTCGTTATATGCATATTTAGATACAGTTATTGATGCCTGTATTTTAAATTATGATACTATTGGCACTGATGTTCCTGATTCTGTAATCGCTCAAATACAAACAGTAAAAAATTTATTAGAGAATGGGGAAAGAATACTAGGGGAAATAGATTACGATCTACAACAAATTCTTGCGTTGGTTGAAGATGTTCAGACACTTTTAACCAGTGACCCAGTTGTTTTAACTGGGGTAGATATTATCTGGGATAGCATTGTCGCTATCATTACCTCATTAAAAACGAACTATGATAATTTTTATTTAATAGACACGCTGTATAGTCTAATTCTTCAAGTAGAAGATATTATAAATGGGGGGTTGGACACATCAGACGTTGATGACATTCTTGAGCTAATTCAAGAAATCATTGATTTAATTAGTCAAGCAGAACAAGCGATCATTGATGAGACTGTAAGCCTATGGGATGGGATAACAGATTACATAAGCGAATTAGAAGAACAAAACCCGGATTCTACTTTTATTGAAGCGCTTAATTCTTTAGTAGATCAAGTCAACTACTTTTTGTTAATCGGTTCAGAAGACTCACCTACTGTTTTGCTTTTGATTGAAGCAATCCTTGATTTAATTGAATTAGGTGACGAAGCTTTACTATATGATGTATCGGTAGGGGTTGCGCTTGTCGGTCCGGTGGGGGCGATTGGTTCTGAGGAACCGATTAACTTAGGATTTATTGGGATTGGTCCAGTTCAAGCCGCTGGCACGGAAGCGGACATTAACCGGGGGTCTATTTCTATAGGTCCAGTTGGTGTAACCGGGGCGGAGGGTGATCCTAGCTGGGGCGCAGTGTCGGTAGGGCCGCTGAGTGTTTGGGGGCAAGAAGACCTGTTGCTGCCTGAGTACAACGCCGGAGACGCTTACTTAAGCCCGGTAGCTGCCTATGGCTACGAAGGGGTTATTGATGTTTGCTACGGTACGGCGGGACTGGGGCCGTTAGATGCAATAGGTAGTGAGGGGGATGTTGCTTTTGGGGGTGTTGAAATTGGCCCCTTGTTTGCCGGTGGGTACTCAAATTATCGCCAGTATTTATTGGCTGAGTGGCCCCCTTGGTTGATGGATAACCGGCAACTGCTCTTCAATGCGTTTGCAGATTTACAGGTTCCCGCGCCGATCCTGACCGCTACAGCTAACCACGACGACAATATCCGGTTGTCAGTGATTGTGCCGGCTCCGATTCTTACCGCTTATACGGGTGCCGTTGCTCCGTTGACAGTTCCCGCTCCGGTGTTGACTTCTACGGGGACGGTGCAAGCTGTCGCTCGGGCTGAACTGGAGGTCCCTGCGCCGGAATTGACGGCCACAGCAACCAACTCGATTCTGGCGTCTGTAGAGCTTGAAGTTCCCGCGCCTATCCTTACTGCGGCTACCGGGGCGTATGCCAGTCTGGAAGTGCTGGCCCCGATCCTGACCGCAACAGGAAGGGTTGAAGGGATCGCTCAAATTGAACTGACGGTTCCCGCTCCTGAATTAACAGCGACAGGAACGGTCGGTAGTGTGGCAAGTGTGGTGCTGGAGGTTCCTGCACCGATTCTGACCGCTACCGGAATTGTCGGTGCGATTGCACAAGTTATACTAATTGTCCCTGCACCTATCCTGACAGCAAGCGCTCAAGTCAGTCCTGGGGTAGGACTGACCGCAACAACGGTAGCGACGGAAACCACCTATACCGTGAACCTAACAACGGGGGCCGTAACGACCCTGCTGTTAGGGGGGCTGGATAAACTGATTACCGCACATGGCCGGTTGTACGGACTTCGTTCGGGAGAACTCATCCGCCTGGACGGCGATTTGGATGGTTCCGCCACAATCCAGGCGACCGTGCGGTTTGCACCTCAGACCTTCAACACCAATCGGGCGAAGCGGCTTTCTACAGTGTATCTCAGTACTCGGGAAGATGACGGGCTGACGCTGGAAGTGATTTCTGACGAAAAAACGACTTGGCGCTACCAAACGTCCACGGATAACGCCCCTGCCTACGGCACCCATAAGATGAAGGTGGGGAGAGGGATCAAGTTTCATACGGCTGGAATTATGCTGTACAACCGCAACGGGGGTCGTATGGATGTAGGGGGGATGGAACTAATTGTAGATCCGCTCTCGCGGAGGTCAAAAACATGAGTGTAGAAAGCGCCATTAATAGCTTAATTGCAAGTTTGAAATCTATATCAGGCAGCACTCGCGGGCAGGCGACTAACTTAGTAAATCAGGCGGGGGCTACCTTTAATGGAGTCACCCCTCCTAAACTAAACCCAGTGCTGTTTGAAGTCGAGCGCACCACTACAGATAGTGTACGAGTGCCACAGCCGCCGAACTTGAGTGATATTGTACAATTTGAAAATCCTGAGTTTAGCGGACTTCAAGATATTACGCCGTTTAAAGATAAATTTACGGCTAAGCCGCTTAAAATTTCTTTGCCTGGTACAGTAACTACTTTGTTGTCGGGTTTGCCTTCTTTTAGTAAGTCTGCGCCGCGCACACCAAGTTTAACGACAACTCCTGATTTTTCACTGGCGGAGCAGGAGCCAGTATCACCGACGCTTACAATCCCTGGTGAATTTAGAATTAACCCTTTGTCCGGCGATCCGCCTAATGTACCGAAACCAAAGTTTGAAAAATTCGATGGGGATTTTTTTGAAGAGTATGAAGCCGGTCTTAGGATTATGGCCCCGGATATGGAGTCATTTTCGCAATGGTTAAGCCAACTTTATCAAGATGTTGTTGTTCGGCTGGATACAGTTTTTACTGCACGGATGCAAGGTATTTTGCGTGGGACAGAAACTGCCGTGCCAGATGACTGGAGTACGCAACGCCATACACAAGCTATACAGGATTTACGAAGCGAACGGCAATCTGCTTTAACCACGTTGGACGACGCACCTTCTTCATTAACCGGGTTGCCTACAGGTCAACGGTTATGGGCGCGGCTTGATTTGGAACTGAAAACCCTCCAAGGTACTACACAATCAGCTTCTAAAGTCGCGTTGGAACGGCGAAATAAAGAAGTAAAACATCTGCAATGGGCTATGCAGTTGTGTTCGCAATGGATTGAAGCTGCGTTGATGTTAAAGGCGCAAGAAGTTGGTTGGCGAATGAAAGGGGCGCAATTGGCGCTTGATGGGGCTTCGCAAGCGCTGGCGCTAGCTATAAAAGTCCTAGAGACCAAGGATAAGGAAATTGGCTTTTTTATTCAGTACAACGAAACGCAGTCTCGCCGCACGGAGCTTCGGCTAAAGTTGGAGCAAACCAAGCTCACTGAAATGAAAACAGTGTTAGAGTCTAATCAATTAAAAAACACCTTTAATCAACACCAACTTCAAGTGTATCAAGGGGCGATGGCGATTGTTGAACAGCGTACTCGGAAGTACCAAACGGAAACCGAATATCTTGCAACGCAACAGAAATTGGAATTATTAAAATTGCGGATTTACGAAGCCCGCGTGAAGGCGTTTGATGCCAATGTGAAGGCGTTTGCTGCCGAACAGCAATCATTGACTGCCCGGATTAAAGGGGATGTCGCCAGAATGGACGGGGAACTGGTTAAGGTTCGCCAGTACCAAGCACAAGTTAAGGCATTCGAGGCCGAAGTGGCCGGAATGTCTGCAACCGTGACTGCGCAAGCTGCACAAAATAACGCACTGTTGGAAGAATACAACGCGCTTCTTGACGGAAAGCTTTTGGAGCTCCAGTCGTTTGATACGGTGCTACGCTTGGCGGTAATGGCTATGCTGCAAGGATATGAGGCGGAGGCGGCGGAAATGTCTTTAGAACTGCAAGGACAGGATTTAGAAGATCGAGTTGTGTTAGATAATGCCCTACGTGAAATGCAAAAAGACCACACGGAAACTATTTTGGCTATTGAAGAATATGGAATATTGTTTGCTCAACGGCAGGCGGAAGGCGCAGTTATTAATCAGGGAGCAGGTACGGTAGGAAGTTTAGCCACGCAATCGTTCGCCGGGTTGAACGGCGTAGGGGCATTAGAAATTATGGAGAGTGCATAATGTCTGCTGAAAGCCAAATGGCGGCTATTTTAAGCCATGCAATTACAAATGCGAATAGCTTAACTGAATCGGCGCAGTCGCTGGTCAATCAGGCGGTTGGGGTTATTAGTGAGCCAGTTCGTATTCCTGAAATACCTAGAGTTATTCAAGCGAAAGGCCTGACAAATTTCGATGAGTTAAAATTTTCCCCATCTCAAACTGGACCTTCAAAGCCAGGGCTTCCTATTTTCCCTACTGTAACCCTTCCGCCGCTTCCATCACTGACGACTGTTGATGATATTGATACAGAGTTTGATGCGACATTGGCGGCATTGCAGTTTCCGACATTCCAATATGCTTCGTTTGGCAACGCTCCTAAATTTTCACTGGCAGACCCGTCAGTAAGTTCCAGCGTAACTTTACCAGCCACCCCTGACACGGCGTTGCCTGCATCCCCGACGTTGCAAAGTTTAACAGCATTACCTGCGGTGCAGATAAATGTTCCGCCTACTGAATTTGAGCCGCTTGATGTTGATTTGAATTTCGATCCAGGATTTTTTGATGCCCAGCTTAACAAATTCTCCGGGTCGATTTTCGGTGGGAATCAAGGGATTCGTGGGCTGGATGAGTTGATCGAAGAACTTTCTGCGATGTCTGATCAATCTTTTGGGCCGATTTTTACTGACTTCATTGATTTAATCGGGGCGCAATTAACGGATCGTTACCAAAGCCGGCTGACTTCTACCGAAACCAAAATTCAGCAAGGGCTGAATACAGCGATTGAGGAAGAAGCCAATCGAGTACGAGCGGCTTTCCAGGATCGTTCAGGGTGGGACTTACCAGCGCTAGTACGAAACGCTCTTAGCACCACAATGGAACAGTCGATTAGCGCCTGGACTGCTCAGGCGCAGTCACAACAAGAAACGAATCAATGGGAACAAGCGCAAGATTTGTTTGAGTTGTCAGCTACGCTTTATGAAAAACTTCGGCGGGCTATCCAGGAGCTAAAAACCAAAGAACTGGAAATGGTCTTGGAAGCACACCGGCAATCTATTAAATATGCTCAACAAGTAACAGACGCTTTGTTGACTGCGTTTACTGTAGAGAACTATCAGATTTACGACCTGGAATTTAAAGAAGCGGAGTTTAAACTGAGGCTGTTTGAAGAAGAACTGAAAGTTCAGTTGATTCAATACGAAGTGGTGTTTGCACAATTAGAAGTTGAGAAGGCCAAGCAGGAACAAGACGGGATGCTGGTGCAGCAATACCAGACTGAACTGCAACGGTTGGAGGCAGAGAACCGCGTATTGGCTTCGCAGGTGGCGATGGCAAGGACTGAACTGGAATTGAAGTCGTTGCCGGTAGAAGTCTTCGAAGCGCAGATTCGTTCTTTTGGTTCTAGGGTCAATGCGTATGAAGCCCAAGTCAATGCCCTGGTAGCGGAAATTAGTGGAAACACGGCACTGATTGAAGCGGAAACAGCAAAGATAAAAGGGTATGAAGCACAAGCGGATGCTTTCATTGCCCAAGTCAATGCCAGCCGGGCGATTATTCAGTCACAAAAGCAGCGGAATGACGCGGTGCTGGAGGAACTTAAAGCCAAGGTAAAAGCGGCAATGGCCCCAGTAGAAATTTCCACATCTCAAGCAAAGTATGATCTAGCCGCGTATGAAACAGCGGCTAAGGATTATTTGGTAGACGCTCGGGCCACTTTGGAAAAAGCCAAGCTGGATGATGAATGGCGGCAAGAAGAACAGAAGGGGCTTTTCGAGGCGTACAAAGTTACTCGTGAGCAAGCAATTACAATAGCCCAAAAGAAATTGCAGATTCTTGAATCGCTTGCAAAAGTGAATGGGGAAGGTGCGCAAATCATGGCCCAAATGGCAGGTGGGGCTATGTCTGCTGCGAATGGAATTGCTAATGTTATTTTTGATGAGAGTTAAACTACAACCGGAGAAGTGTTATGCCTTTAGAGCAACTTATTAAAGCTGGTAAAAAGATGTACGATGCAATGCCAAAAGGAAAAGGGCCAGACCCTGAAATCCCTGTGCCAGGGAGGCAAAGAGCTTCTGCCCCTCCACCACCGAAAGTTACTAACCAATCAAGAGCGAATGTCGCTGCTGATACGTTAAAGGTTCCGGGGCGGGACGTGGTGCGAGGGGCTATGGCGAAACGGAAGAAGATGCTGGATGAGCTTTAATTGATAACAGCCAGTACATGGAGTACTGGCTATCACATAACTGCGAGGTATTGCTATGGCTACGTTTTTTGATAGGTTTGCTAAAATGCGTGAGGAAGGCTTAGCAGCTACTCGTGCGGCTAATAAACCAAACATGCTTGGTGTTCGTCCACAAAATAAAGCGTATGAAAGTGCCCCAACACCTTTAAGCACCGTTAAAGATTTTGTAGAAAATCGCCGAGTAGCATTGAGATCTCCACAACCTAAACCTACTGTACCTACTACTTTAGCAAATAATGTTCTTACACCTTCTTCAGCAGAAGATGCAGTCCGTCGGTCGCGTATGCCTGTTAATACCATCGCTCGCCCCGAAGGTGTTGCGAATATACAGCGGGGTACGGAAGTAGTTGAAGCACCTATCACAAACATGCAGCAAGCTGAAAGGGCACGAATAGCCGGAATTAAAGGCCGTATCTCTCCTGAAAATCCTTACGGGGCTGATGTAGTTGGTGGTAATATGCGCACAGGGCAGGTGCAAGGAATATCTACCCAAGAACAAGCTGACCGTAATTTACAATCTCGTTTTGAGCAGGATGCAAATGCAAACAAAATGGCTGCAAGTTTTGACCGCTCCACCGAGGCATTAAGAGACCTCCGAGCGGAACGTATGGGAATACCGCGTAGTCAATTAGATATACGTGAAGGTAGAGTAGCCGGTTCTGGGACTGCTGCCCCGCAAGAGGGTGGACAATTCGGGGATGAGATTTTAGATCGGGATAGATTCTTACGGCAGTTCCAAGCAGCTCCTGGGTCGCTCGGTGGGGCGAAGAGACGGGCGCAGGCTAATACTATCGCCGCGCAGCAAATGTGGGATGCAAACCAGCAGGCTATGCAGAGGCCTGTAGCGCAAGCGCCGACGGTAAATCCTTTGGATGAAAAACGACTTTTGGTTGATATGCAAAATAACGCTGCAAGGCAAGGTGTTGATAGAGAGCGCTTGCTTATTGATAAAGGTAATTTGCAGAATCAAACTGCAAAGACAAGCTTGGAAGAAAAGAAACAAGACATTGAGGCGAAAAGTGTTTTTACTGAAAATTTCTCAATTGGTAAAGAAGGTGCTCCAGATAAAGAATTAGCTACGGGTGCTTGGGAAATATCTAAAGCAACTGGTGTTCCGGCGGAGATTGTACAAGGGTATATGCAGCGATCAGATTTTGACTGGAAGAATGGGCCACCTGCAAACATGACTAAGTACCTTGAGAATATAACGGCTCAAATAACCAGAGATCACAAAGGATAATAAAATGCCCAAACAATACGAGGCAGTACGAGATAAAATCGCCAAGGGCGCTAAGAAAGATAGCCCGGCTTATGACAAGGCGCAGTCTCAGGCGGCGGCTATTTTTGTCGGGCAGGGTAAAACCAAAAAGGCCCGCAGCCAGCGAGCGAAGTCACTTAAGAAGGACTGATGAAATGAGTCCACACGAAAAGCTTCGAGCGCTAATTGATAATCTCAACAAGCAGTCCCGCCTCCCTACCGGCGGCGACGGGCGAATGACAGCGGAGGCGCTTAATACTTCTGCTATTGCCAAGGGGCAAGCGATTGATAGATACAAACCAGGGAAGGTTGCACAGACAAGACCCTTAAAAGAATTACAAAATAAACGGTAACATAAATACGAAACTGTTTGTCAATTTCGTACATACACAGGTGATAACATGGCTGCGTCTAACATCATTAACCCGTATGAGCAAATCTGGAAAACCCGTGATCTTCGTGCGTTAAACACTCCAGTGGAGATTGATAATAAACTCCCTGAGTGGCGGAGGGGATTGGGTGCCTTCGGGAAAGAGATGCAGGCAACAGGCTATGGACTTGTGGGCTTAGGTGCGCAAGGGGTAGAGAATCTTATTGGGGAAAATGCTGTAACCAGCGGGCTTACAGATTGGGGTATTGAAGGGTATAATAAGGCTATACAAGAAAGTCAAAGTGGATTAAATGCACCGAGCATTGCGAGGGTGGAAGATATTAAAAACGCTTCAGACGCTATGGACTGGGCTGGATACCAATTAGGTAAAGGTATTCCGATGCTTGGTACATTGGCGTTAAGCGGTGGTATTGGTGGGGCAGTTGCTCGGATTGGTGCAAATCAAGGAGTTAAAGCACTTGCAAAGAGTGCTGTTGGAGACCTAGTTAAAAAGACTGTTGCTACTAAGGCTATACAAGCGGCTGAGGGACAAGTTGTAACGCAGGCTATGAAACAGGCTGCAGCTACCGCCTTAAGGGATACGTTTTCTAAGGGCGCTATCGCCGGCGGATTTACAGGGAGCTTTGGGCTGGAAGGTGGACTTGCGTTTGGTGAACAAGTTGCTGAAGGGGTAAACCCGGCTGACGCTGTTAAAAGCGCTATTGCAGTGGGTGGTATTAACGGGGCGCTGGAGTTCTTGCCGTTTTACTCGGCGGCGAAGAGCATTGGGATGGGGTCGTATGCTAAAAAGAGTATTGCCAAAGTTATTGCAGATAACCCTGAACTTTCAAAACGTGCCATTGGCTTGGCTAAGGAAATTGGTGGCCGAGCCGCTAAAGGTGCAGCCGTTGGTGCCGGGGCGGAGGGTATTACAGAAGGGTTGCAAGAGCTTGTCTCTATCGCCGGCCTCCGGTGGGCGGAGAATGAGCCGCTGTTTGCTGATTTAACTCCTGAAGATTGGGGACGGATTAAGAACGCAGCGGCGGCTGGTGCGCTGGTCGGTGGAGCTGCGATGGGTGCAGGGGCTACTGTTGGCGGGCTACAAGCACAAGAAACTGCTCCACCTCCTGCCGGGACTCCGCCTGCACAAACTGGAACTCTGCCTGTAACACCACCAACTGATCAAACCAGAACGCAAGACCTTGAGGCTATGCGGAGTAGGATAGATGCGGCTTTGGCAGAAGCACAGGCCGCCGGGAATACGGCGGGGGTGGAAGAACTGCAACAGATAAGGGCGCGGTTTGATAGTGAGTTGGGTGTGGAAACGCCTGTTCAAGAAACACCGGGACAAGTGGCTCCTGTGCAAGAAGCTCCTGTTGAAATTCCTCCCGTTATCCAAACTATACCTCCGACTCAAGAGATAACCCCGCCGGTGCAGGAAACTCCGCTGGATATTCCGCCAGTCGAGGAGCAAGTACCAGTTGTAAGTCCTAATATACCTCCCGTTACGCAGCCCCCAGTCCTACCTCGGCCCGGCGAGACTGTTCAGTTAAAGCGTGGGGAAGAGGTTATACTTACCCCGCCGGGTCAACCTGAAACAAGAGTTATTCCTACTGAGGAAGAAAAAGCTAAGCTGCAGCAGTTGTTGGGAGAACGTCCAACTAAACCAGAGGTAATTCCAAATGCCGAAGAAGTGCAAACCCAAACCGAAGCCCCGGTAAACACCCGGTTCTCAATGCCTCGCCGAAAAGGAACAAAATATACTATTAAAGCTTATCATGGAACGCCTGATGATACATTCGCTGAATTTGATGCTAAAGAGTCAGGTAAGAATTCTGGAAATACAGGATTAAATGGAGCAGGTTTTTATTTTACACCCGATAAAGAGACAGCTTCAAGCTATGGTAAGAATGTAATTAGTGCATCTCTTGAACTAAATAATCCACTTATTACTGAAGACTTTGCAGCATACGAAGGTAATGAGGCAAGTGATGAAGAATTTTTAGCTGCAGCAGATGTAAACTTTAATGCGTTAGGATCAGTATTTGATAATAATCCAGAATTATCTATAGAACAAAAAAATATAGCTAAGGCTAAATTAAATGAGTTTAAGACAACAGGAATGGGTGGTGAATTACTTTTAACCTTTATGGATGTGTATAAAGAAGCAGTAGGTCCACTTGAAGTAAACGATGCACCTACTAAATTATCTGATATGGCTAAACAGGCAGGATATGATAGTATTACTGCTAATTATAATGGAGAACCTTTAGAAATTGTAGTATTCGATCCTAAACAAATTAAAAAGTCTAAGCCCCGCCGGCAAGCCACCGAAGCCACAATGGAGGAATTTGAGGCTGTTCGGAAGCAGTTTCAAGAGCGCCAAGCGCAGGAAACCCCATTTAAAAACTGGTTCGGTAAAGGGACTCCCGGCGTAACGGCAGACTCCGCCGGGACACCCATTACTTTATACCACGGTACTAACAACCCGGTGTTTAATGAGTGGGATTCGAGTCGCGCCGGCGAAGCCAGCTCCCACCCGACCAGCGGGTTAGGATTCTTCATGACCGCTGATAAGGGGGCGGCTGCAAGATATGGCAACAACCTTATGGCGTTACATGCTAAGATTCAAAATCCTTACGAATTAACCGACGCTGACTTAACGAGTATTGAGACTAAAGAAGATGCAGCCAAGCTCCGTAAAAAGCTTATGGCTAAAGGCTATGACGGGGCGATTGTGAAAGCACCGGGAGCTAAGCCTTATGTTATTGCGTTTGATAGTAAACAGGTGAAGTTTGTTACGAATGAGAAGCCTACAGACTCGGAGGATTTTAGGTACTCGATGCCGAAAGGGAGATTTTACTCCGGACTTTCTCGTGCTGTTGAGGGGTTATCACAGAAAAAAGCTTCTGGTACACAATGGGCTTCTATGTTGAATAACATGGTTAGTAAGGGGCAGATTAAAAAAGAAGAACTTGACTGGATGGGAGTTGATGAGTGGTTGAAAGAACAAGGTGTTGTGAGTAAAGAAGATGTTTTGAAATTTGTTAAGGATAATGAAGTTAAAGTAACTGAAACATTGTTGGGCGCAGGTGAGCCAAAGATTACATTAAATGATGAAACTAATAAATGGGAAGTATATGATCTGTCTGGAAAGTTAATTGGAACAGTAGATAATATAAAAGATAGCTCGGATAAGGAAGCAAAAAGATTTGGTGATGAAATAGAAACTGTTTTAAAACCACTTGATTTTTTAAATACTCAATATATAGATAAGACTAGAAATAAAAAATGGACACTAGCTGGTGGAAAAAATCACCGGGAGATAGTTATAACAAGTCCTAATATTCAGCCATATAACACTGAAGATAAGATACATTACGGCGACATTAAAGAAGGTCGTGCAATAGCGTGGATAAGGTTTAATGACCGTACTGACGAAGATGGAAAGAAGTTGTTGTTTATTGAAGAGATACAAAGTAAACGCCACCAAGAGGGAAGTAAACAAGGATATATTAAAGAGTGGACTGCACAAAAATTATTAGATGATAAAAATTTTACGATAGCACCTGAAACCTTTGAAGGAGAAACTGAGTGGTTTGTTCGAGAAAAGGAAGATGGTGCTCTTATTGCTGCAGGAGATACAAAAGAACAAGCTATTGAAAAAGCAGTAAAAAGTCTAAATAAATATGCCAATGGGAAAGTACCTATTGCACCTTTTCAGCAAACCATCTCTGGGTCTTCAAGCACTCTGTCAGGTTGGGCAGGGTTAGGCTTTAAACGTATGCTACGTTACGCGGCGGAAAATGGTTATGATAGGGTTGGATGGACGACTGGAAAACAGCAGGCAGAAAGATACGAGCAAGCAGGACGTGATTATTTAATAAACCTTTATGATCGCCAGTTACCGAAGGAGATTAACAAATACGTTAAGAAGTGGGGAGCAGAGGTTGGAACTACACAAATAAAAGTAGGTGATAAACAGTCTACCGCTGTCCACAGCGTAGACATAACCCTGGCGATGAAAGAGTCGGTGATGCAGGGGCAACCGTTATTTAGCTTCGCCGGGCCACGAGCTGCTACTGCTGATTTAATGTCTTTAGAGACTGCACAAAATCGTATAGAAAAAGGAGACAATCCTGAAGTTGTGCGTCAACAAACCGGCTGGCATCAAGGAGCTGATAAGAAATGGAGATTTGAAATCTCTGATAAGGATATGAAGTGGAAACAATCGTTTGATTCTATTCCTGAATCAGAATTTTTTAAAGATGAAAAAGCAATTCCGTTAAGCGAAGTTATTGATCATCCTAAGTTGTTTGCAGCTTATCCCTTTTTGGAAGCAATTAAGTTAATAAAAAGAAAAGCACTTTTTGATATTGACCAAAGAACTCAAGGGTATTTTAGCGACGATAAACTGGAGATTGTTGTTACCCCTTACGCAAAAGATCCACTGTCAACTATACTCCATGAGATTCAACATGCTATTCAAATGTATGAGGGATTTGCTAAGGGTGGTAATGAGAATTCGGTTTGGGAATCGCTGCCTGTAGAAACGAAAGAGAATGTTGCTAAAGGGGTGATGGAAAAACTGAATGAACAAATTTATCAATTAAAAGAAGCTATCGAAACCGCTGTTTTTTTAGAGAAAAATATTGATTTTATTATAGATTATGATAACGCAATTAGTATTCGTGATAAGGCGTATGCTGAATACATGGTTTATGAGAATCTTCCTCGTGAAAATAAAACCCGCCAAGAAAAATTAAAAGTATGGAGGGAAGCGATGAATGATGTGGGTCATGTGGAAAAAGTTATTGCAGGTTTATTGGGTAGTGATCGTGGGTTAGGTAGTCTTCCTTTTAAAACTTTTTCAGTTTTAAGTAAATTTATAGATTTCATAAAGAAGGATGACTCAAAAAAAGAAATCACAAAATACAAATTTAAACTTAACGTAGAGATCACCGATATCCTCGAGAAAATCGCTGCGATAAGATCCGGTAATGAAAAGGCTATTCGTGCGGAAGCAAATCTTTACGAGTTTTACAAAAAGCTCGCCGGCGAAACCGAAGCTCGCCTAACCCAAGCCCGGCAAGGCATGACTGAGGAAGAACGGAAGGAACGCTCTCCGCAGTCCATGCAGGAATACCCCGACGAAGAGCAAATTGTTGTTATGCAAGGGGGACAGTCGTTAAGTGCTGAGCAAGGGTCCCCAATTCGTCCGGTTACTCCAGACGAATTACGTGCTAACGTAAATTCTGTAATGGGTGAGAACTGGATACAGCAAGCGGAGGCCGCCGGGATTATCGAAGTCATTGACGGAGCTGGCACACGCGGCGAGTCAGGCTCGTGGGCGGGAGACAAGTTTAGATTATACACTCAAACCATGCCGGCGGACGGTTCACCTTTAGGTGTGCTGTTGCATGAAGGTAGCCATGCCCCTACGTTTAACGAAATACTTGGGGATAGTCTGGAAGGATATTTAAAGGACCTCGATACCCTTGCTGAGAATGGTAATGAAACAGCCAGGAACGCCATCGCGCAAGCAACTATCGCTGTGGCTGATGTGCTTGGGATTAAGCATAATCTCATGCAGGGTGGGAATAAGACGGACCTTAAAAACGTGCAGGCATTAATTGAGGAACGCCGGCCAGGGCTATTAGCGGAAGAAAAGCTGGCGTATTTTATTCAGTACGCTGCGGAAACTAAAGACGGGGCGGGATTTTTAAAGAGATTAATAAACGCAATTAAAGCTTGGTTTGCACAAACGCAACTTGGGCAAGCGCTTAAACAAGCCGGGATTGGGTTTGAGTTAAACGAGGCAATGGCTGTTGAATGGGCGAAGGCGAGCTTGAGAAACAGCTTGGCTGAGGCACAACAAGCCGCGAGGGCAAGGGAATTGGTTATTGCTGAAGCGAAGGAGATGCCGCCGAGTGTGAGATTAGGGCGGGCGCTTGAGGCGCAGTATAGTGTTGCACCAGAGACTACGCTACAAGATACCCCAGAAGAGTCTATTGATAAAGTTCGTAAGCAATATGAAAACTCGGATCAATGGATGAAAGCGCCTAATGGGCAATCAACCAATTTGAACGAGCGGCAGTGGCTGCAGGTAAGAACACCTGAGTTTAAGGCTTGGTTTGGCAACTGGGAAAACGATCAAGGTAACTCTAGTAAAATTTTAGATGACAATGGTGAACCCTTAGTAGTTTATCATGGCACACAATCTGACTTTTCAGAGTTTGATTTGGGTAAAGTTGGGACAGGGACTGACTCCGGTGTTTATGGTAAAGGTTTTTATTTTACATCTGACCCAAAATTAGCTAGCGTATATACTAAAAATTACTCCGGCGGTAATGTTATTCCAGTTTTTCTTAATATGCAAAATCCAGCTGCTAAAGCACAAGTTGATTTTACGGATCCAGATATTCGAGAAAACTTGAAACAATCTGGATATGATGGGGTTATAGTAAAACCTCCACAGTTGCCGGCTGAATTTCAGAATGTTGAACTGTTTGGAAGAAAAGCAAAACAAGCCTCGGATGAGTATGTTGTATATGATCCAAATCAAATTAAATCTGCCATAGCCAACATAGGGTTGTTTTCATCTACTGATTCTAATATCCTTTACAGCATAGGCCTCCAAGAGTTTAAAGACACCCTTTGGACAGACCCAACAGATTCCCGGCAGGACTTTGTAAACAAGCCAGGGTTGTTGCAAAAGTTCCGTGCAAATTTCATAGACTTCTTCGCAGAAATGGAAAAGAAGTCTACAAGGGTTTACGATGCGTATTCACTTTTAAGAAATAAAAAGGCCGCCCGGCTAGTGCAAGCCCGGCAGGAGTACATGTTTCCTTTACGGGATCTTATCGCTAAAGGTCCGTGGACTTCAAAAGAAGTCGGAGACATGCTTGCTGCCCGACACCTTAAGGTGGATAACGTAAACACCCGGCTTGCCGAAAGGTCGAGTTACAGTTATACTAAGGAGCTTTTAAAGGCGTTGCCTGAGTCAAAGAAAAAGGAGTTAATGAAGGCCCGCTCGAATGTTAAAGGCGGAAAAATGCCAGACGGGTCTGTTTACTTAGATATAAACGGTACCCCGGCTAAAATGTCAAAAAAAACTAAGCAAAAGCTTATGTTTGATTTGATGAATAAGTATGTTGTGTTTGAACAACTTAACCCTGACGGAAAGCAGGCGTTGAGGTTTGAGTGGGAGGTGTTTAAGGACGCCGCCGGGGGATTCTCTAACGGTGGAATTGGTAAGGGGATTGTAAGAAGTATCGACGACGTACTTGCGGATACGAGTAAAGATCAAGCACGGTTTGATAAAATCGCTAACTTATTCGATGCGATGAATCGACACGCGCTGCAAATCCGTGAGGATGGGGAGTTAATCACTCCAGAAGAACATGCCAGATTGTTACTTGATAAAACTACATACGCACCTTTACGCCGGGAGTCTTATAATGTTGATAGAGAAATTGAACAACTCTTCCAGCGCGCCGGTCAAGGTGGGTCTAAGCAACTCGGAGTTCGTACAGGAACCACTGCACTTTCCGAGCCAACACTTGTACTACAAAACGCACTCGCAGCACTTGAAGCAAGCGCAGCAGCAGCGGAGAGGAATCTGGCGAATAAAGAGTTGTATGAGGTAGTTAATGCTGATAAAGAGAGTTGGAAACCCTGGTTTGCTATTGTTGATGCTGATAAGTACATAACGCATGATGAGGATGGATTCTTGCAGGAAAGAAATGCTACGGCCTCGAACCGTGCAGACATTACACTGATTAATAAAGGAAAGAAATTAGTCATCCGGCCTAACATGCACAATGAAAGAGCAATGGGCTTTGTACGTGCAGCTAATAACTTAGACGCGCAGATTGTTAGCGGGCCGATGAGTGTACTTAATTTCTTTAACAACATCGTAAGGTGGGTTAATGTTACCGCCTCACCGGCGTTCCTGATGATGAACGCGATTAGAGATCCGGGGACTGCACTTTACAATTTGCAAGCGACTGAAGCAGCACCGTACACGAGTGAAATATTTGCGAATTATGGTAAATCTTTTAATGCTTTGAAAAAGGTATTTCTCGATGGCAATCGAAACCCGACTGATGCAGACGTAAAAATGGTTGAGGCATTTGAAAATGCTGGAGGCCGGACCTCGTTTATTGAGCAGTTGAATCCGTCTGATGATACATGGAGGAGCTTTGATGCGCAGGTCGCCCGGCGGCAAGGGGGCATGAAGCAAATAATGGCTGCCAAGGATAAATGGATTGATGGGCTTGAGAACTTTAACGTGCTGTTTGAGAACGTAATGCGGTTGAGTACCTTTAATGTATTGATGGATAAGGGGGTTGATAAGACTCGGGCAGCGCGAATTGCTCAAGACTTAACAACTAACTTCACCCGGCGGGGGTATAAGACACAGGCGCTTGGTAATTGGTGGGTGTTCTTTAACGCGGCGGTGCAGGGGAATTATCAAGTTTTAAGGAACTTAATGGCGTCTAAGAAATTACAAGCCTGGGCAGGTGGAACTATTATGTTCGCCTTAATGCTTGACTTACTTGGCCGAGCGGTAGCTGATGATTGGGATGAAATACCTGAGTGGGATAAGGAACGGTTTATTATCTTACCGATTAAGGTGGCTGGTGACTTTGTTAAGATTCCTGCACCCTGGGTGTATAACGTACTCTGGCGCACCGGCGGAATGTTTGGTGAGACACTTGCAGGTGTACGTAAGCCACAGAACATGATATTGGATCTTGCAGCGCTTACTGCAGTTACGTTTAATCCTTTGGGTAAACCGGGGAGTATTGCACAGGCTATTTCTCCCACAGCTGCCGATCCGTTTGTGCAGATTCTTGAGAACAAAGACTTCGCCGGGAATCCAATAGGGCCAGAAGGCTTCCCCGGTGCAGGAAGCAAAGCCAATTCAGAATTGCTCTGGAGCAGCACACCGAAGGGTTATCAAAGCGTTGCGAGGTTTGTTAATGAGTTAACCGGCGGAAGTGCTGTTGAATCCGGGGCGATTGACCTCCGTCCCGGAGATTACCAACTGCTAGCGAAGTTCCTAACTGGCAGCTTGGGTAGGTTTCTTTCGGATGCAACATTTGGGCTGCAAGAAAATTTAGAGAAGGGTATTGAGGGTCCGAAGGAAATTCCGATTGTTAAGGAATTCTTCTCAGAACCATACAACCCTATGCGGTCACAGACTTATCATACAAACATCGCTGCAGTTTACGGAGCACACAAGTTAGAAAAGATGTATAGAGATGGACCGGAAAGAGACCTAGTTAAATTGCAGGAGGTACGGCAAGCGAGGAGTAAAGACTTAAGAATGTATAGTCAAGCGCAAGATGTTGAAAGGCAGATTAAAAGCTTACGGGTGCGGATACGAGCCGCTGAGAATAGAAAGGATGACGCCCGCGTTAAGGAGCTTCGCGGGCGTATAGAGGCTGTGCAAGAGAGATTTAACGCTGCGTATAAGCAACGGGTGAGTTAAAACTGCAATTCTTTTTCATCGTTCAACTGCCTAATAGCCGAGTTATATTCGTCAATCTCTTCGTCGGTTATGCTGTTAATCCAATCAACGTAAGCGTTTAAAGCGTCTATAACTTCTGGCTCTAGGTAGATGGTGTTCTCAGAATCATCATCGTTTTTAGTGTATAAGCAAAGTACATCACCGTCTATACAAGCGTAGACGGAGTCACCGAGATAGCGTTCGTGCCTATTCATAACGGGTAAGCTCCATTTGAATAGCCCGGTCTATTGCGTCACGCGCCTCACGTAAATCGTCAAGCTCGCTGTTCTTCATACGCTCGCCGGCGCAGAGAAGTTTCTTTATAGCATGAGCGCGGGCAGGGCACCAGACGTTAAATGTGTCTAAAACTGCGTACACGTCTATCTGGTCATCAACCATACAGGTAACGGGGCGGAGATACTTACGCCCACTAGTGTTGAAGTTTGAATTACTCATTATCTAACTCCTTTATTCCCAGTTACTTCACTTAAGTTATTATACTGCCCCCTTATTGCATACGACGCAGCATCTGGAACAGGCTCGCCTTTAAAGAAAACTGCTTGCCCGATTTTTTGTCCGGGTTCTAAAACAAGCGTATGGTATCGGGTGTTGTTTCTGAGTTCTACTGTTAGAACTGAATTGTTCCATGAAGGATCACACCATACAGCCAATGCTTGATCCAAACCTGCCCGCGCCACTGAGGACTTAAGTCGAAATTCGGCGGCGATGTAGTTAGGGAGATTAAATACCTCCAGAGTTTGTGCTAGAATAAACTCCCCTGGTGCTAAATAAAACGGATACCCCCACGGAAGAATTTCCTTACTCATCACCAGTCCCTCTTTCCCTTTTAGACAAACGTAATACGAAGGGCGAAACGTAACTGACCCTGGCGGAGTTTCACGAAGAAACGTCCTACCCAAGCGTAAGTCTACAGAAGCTCCGTTGATTTGGGAGCTGTCGATTTTATTGTAAGGGTGGTCGTTGTCAGCAGGGGCGACTAGAAGCCCGGCGGAAATTAACAACTGTAACTCGGTGTGGGTGATTAAACTCATTTCTTAAAGTCCTCAATTAACACGTTATAAATGGGGATACTTCCTTTATATTCTGCAAAGGTTATATCTCCGGCTTGAATCATTGATCGGATTATCTGCCCTACCTCGTGGGGCTTATGGGTCTTACGCAATTTTCTCTCCAGTTCAGCGTGAGTTATTGTACAATTTGCTTTGGTCTTGCTGTGTAATACCTGTTCGATTGAGTGGTGAAAGCCGTTTGACGTTATTAAGTCATCAAACAGTGCCGTAACATTTTTCTCAGACAAAAGCAAATATTCTAGCGCTTGATCGAAATGTTTTTCCTCCAGCATAAGTTCGTTTGACTCGGCGGCGGCACAGCATATGGCGATTTTGCTGAGGTGCAACGACCGCCGGACGTTGTAGTCTATGAATCGGGAGTGTTCAATCGCGCCGGGATTGTCAACGTGGAAAGCGTTTAACTTTTCTTTAAACCGTGTACTAAGTTTGTACTCCCCTGCCAATAATGAAAGGGCGCGAATGTCTGAGATAATTTTTCCTTTTAGTGTTTGATCCACTGTCTCGTTGTTAAAGAAGGGTTTGCGTGTTAATTCACCCGCATTGCAAATAATTAACCTGGCAGTGAAGCCCATTTGGAAAGCTTCCTCTGGTACAATCCGGGCAAACACCGCCGGCTGAGTTCCTAAAAGCATAGCTAAATGGGGGTTTTCGATCTTAACAGTGGATGAAGCACCCCGCCCCCGAACTCGCTCGGTGAAAGAGTTTTTACAATTATATAAGTCGTTAATGATGGAGATCATTTGAGTCTGGTACTCAGGCATGAACGCACCCAACTCCCCATTAACAACGTATAATGAGTGACAGTGGACTGTCTCTGGTTTCCCTCCGTGCTTGAATGTAAACGCAAGTCTTGATTCATCATCTGCCAGAGCGTCAATAAGACCTTTGGTTGATAAAGATTCCGGGGCGATGTTAACACCTTGCTGCTGCTCCATTTCCTCGGTAGCTGAAGATAATAAATCCCGGATGGTATTGATAACTAAATCTTTTCCAGATCCTGGTGCCCCACATAAAAGAATAAACAAGTTAGGAAATAATAACGGCATAACAGGGTTAGTCTGGAACCAAACCCGCCGGGTTAATGCGGCGGATATGAGAGATAACCCTCCCCATTTTTTAAATATACTGTGTGCGTGTAAGGGCTTAACGTATTCATCCCAAGAGGCCAGAAGGTTATCTGCTGTTCTGACGCTTTGGGGGATTTTACTGACCACATTGGAATTTCCTTTAGTTGTTTTGCTAGTTTATAGGCAACACGAAACAGCCTAATAGTTTCATACATACGTTACAACTTCCAACTTTGCCACCCGCCGGCCACCACTCGCGTTCGCCCGTCTAAAGGGTGACTAATGCCGTTGGGATTGCTTTCGGACTTACGCCCTAAGTTCCATCCACTTTCCGCCTCCGCAGGTACATACCAGTCTCGTGTCTTTCCGCCGGGGGAGGTAAGGGTAATATGCTCCTCCATCTGCTCGTGCATTGTTTTTATAACCTGCTCTTCCAAGCTTTCCGCACAAGTAGTAACTAATTCGTCGTGCTTTGATAGTCGGATTACACCAGGGAATTTATCGCCCATGCTATGTAAACGTAAAAGCGCCCTGTTACAATAGTCCGCCGCAACAGATTGTGGCTCGTAAGCAACTGCTTCCCGAATTGTAGCGTCGTCATTAGGGCGACCGAAAAACCGGCGAGTTCTGCCAAGCATGGTAGTTATTTCACCGGTGGTTTGCACTTGCTCAGCCACCCACCGATGCCACTTAGCAATCTCAGGGAACGCATCGAAAAACACTTCTTGATAATGCTCGATTAACTTAACCTCGATGTGGGAGTGCTTGCTCATTTGTGGTGGTTTGCCACAGTAAGAAGTTCCGTGGCCTAAAGTCTTGCTCACGTCCCGGCGGGACTTGCCTCGGTAAAACGGAGCGGAGGCAAGCTTCTTTGCAGCCTTGAGTAAATCCTTTGGGAAGGATCCGTGTTTGATACACCACTCGATCTTAAAATCTTCCGGCCACGGCAGGTCAGGCCACACCATTGAGGCAGCCAAGGAGTGAAGGTCTCCTGACTCAGTCCCGGCGATGTAGTTCTCAAGGCCGAATAAACGAAAACAAATTGCCGCGACTATACGGGACTCGATTTGAGCATAGTCGCATACGATAAACTTCTCTTTCGGCGGACTTACGAAAATGTGCCGGAGTTTAGGAGTTACATTCTGACCGTTTGAACCGAATCCTTGAGCGTTCTGGCGAGAAGCTAATCGCCCGGTTTCTGTAACCGCACCGAAAGATGATTTAAAAAGTCCATGCTCTAATTTGCAGTTGAGAAACCCGAGTGACTTTGATAGGTCGCTAATTGCAAGGCAAACGTGTGCAAAAGGTGCGGCTATGGTGGTGGCAAGTTTCTCTTCCCCTGAAGACTTAATTATTTTCTCAAGGGCTTCCCGATCAACGGCAGGGGTGTAATCTCCCTTTACGTTTCGGGATTTGTACTCAGGTATACCGTGAGTTTTTAACCAGGGAGGAGGGATAAAGTATGGTAAGGCTGTGGTGTTGGCAGGGGAGCCAAAGAAGTGGTAGAACAGTCGGAGCTTTTGGGCAGGGGAGTTAGGATTGAATGGCTCGGAGAATTCCTTAATAGCCTTTTGGAATGTAACTAAAGCCTCTGGCGCAGCCTCTTTTAAAGCCCGGCGGGTTTGAAGAGGAAGCTCTAGCCACTCGGTCCAGGTTGTTGGTAAGTCTATGCCAGGGGCGTAAGGTGAAAATTCTAAAACAGCCATATTGCGATAATAATTAAAATACCCAATGGCTTCAAGCATCTGGTTAATAACGGCTGTTAATTGGACTTGTTCTTTAGAGAACTGGACAGCCATTTCCCGCCGGGCTGACTCATCGACAGGGAGGCCGGCGAAGGACATGCTTAAAAGGGGCGCTTGCAACTCCATCTCGAAGTTGTAAGTGGAAAGGCGATGCTCGTCCATGAGTGGTAATAACCCGTCTTTAATCTCGAACAGAGTTAAAACATCCAGCCCGGAATATAAAGCAAGCTTGTCGAAGGGTGATGAAGGGAGGGAGGTGGAGGTGTTGAGGATTTGCATTAGTTATTGCTCGTTAAATTTTGAATCTATTTCAATAATCTCAGCATCATCAAACTCTACAATATTTACATAGCCAGCAGGCTCTCGGCTTTTATATGCTTCCGGCCATTGCCCTATATAAGGAACAGTCTTCCCGATAAGCTTTGAATACCACATGTGGCTATCTTTAGCTTTTAATATTCGTAGCATTTTCATCAATTTACCTTAATCGTTTTGTTTACTTGTCTCATTACGAATCCCTTTCCAACTCCGTTCGTCAAGGAAAATACTCCCTAAGAATCCTAAAGACTTTTCTAACTCAAGCGCCCACGCATGACTCATCTGCATGGTGTCATGAGTTATGTTCTTAACCCCGATTTTCATTTCCTTAGCTAACCAGTAGGAATCATACTGCATACAATTCTGCCCGATCTTAGGCACATCAGATTCAAGTACAATCTTTACAAACCTCCATGCTTCAAATTCAGTCTTTGCATCCGGCCACCAGTTTACAAATTTCCCTGATTCTTTCCAAAAGAAAGGAACGTGCAGGGCATGAGTTGAGTCGGCGGCGAAAGATATTTCTGATATTTGACTATTACGTATTGTCTCAATATCAAAGGCAAGTAGCTCCGCCTGCGAACCGTACAGCTCCCACCACTTGTAAAGGTCTTCGATTGAGGGTTGTGTCCATATCTCCCTAGACAGTGTTCTTACTTCAGGGTATTCGCTTTCACGAAGGGCTTTATGTAAATCCAGCACGGTCACGATTCGCTGGCTCCAGTTCCGAAGCACACTTGCCGGGTGAAAGGTAGGAAGCACCTTCCCGAAGGGTGTATCAACTACGTTTCCCCTTAATTTAGAAATACTTGGAGGCAGTCCCAAGGCCCATAATGCTGTATTACCTAACGTAACAATCACATTAGGCTTTAATTCCTTAAGCGTTTCGTGCAACTGAATAACGTGCGATTCGTATTCCAGCTTAAGGTGGTGAATAGCGTTATCAATCCGCCGGGAAGGGAGTAAAGAAGACACCTCGCAAGTGTTAGGCTTTGCGTAAAAGAACTCCACGTTGTTTTCCGGCGGGCGAGCGTTGAACACGCTTAATAGCGGGTAGGGAAACTTGTTCCAGTAGCTCAACATTCTAACTGCGGAGCTAAAGTTGTAAGGTAGGAACTGGCACGGATAGCCGGCGTGAAATAACATTCGAGCAAGCTCTTGGCCAGCGGCTCCGACGAATGGAGATTGAAGCCTGGCTTCTTGCTCACCCCAAGCTTCACCCACAAAGGCTATTTTAGTTGGCATTTAATTCCAATATTCCTGTGAAGCATCCTCAAACCCTGTTTCATAGGCATGTTCTAAAGCTTCTTTAATCCAGGATAATTCTCTGAAAAATGTTTTGTCCTCTGGTTCAATGGCGTCAGACTTTAACATAACAGTTTCGCCGTAACACCTTACCCGGATATAAGATGCGTATTGTTTGCCCACTTGTGGCATTGACTCTTGCTCAGCAGGAGATAAATCGTTAAAACCTTCGATTGTTACACTAAATTCATTCATGACTTAATTCTCCAAATCGCAACCAGTCCCGCCCCGAATAGCCAAAGCGTTCCGGGGACTGGAATAGAATGTATCTCTCGCCCGCAGTCTTTTTCCGAACCGATGCAGGTGATATGAAAAAGCTTCGCCGGCGGAACTACGTGGGTGTCCACAGCACCGGCGGAACCCTTCTCACCGAGCTTGTACTTGGCGTATGTGCCGGCGCTCACATCCCAGTTATAAATAAACGTCCCGCTTACACCAAGGGTAAGACCGAGTGCAAAACCTTTTACAAACCTATACCGTTTCATTTTGCACCTCCGGCGTAACGTCTTCAAAAAACCACTTGTTTTGTTTTTCGCACCATCCGTAGCGGATAACTTTAAGTGTGTCTCCAGCCTCGTTATAGCAACGCATGTTGAACTGAAACAGCGGTTCGCGAGGCCAGCGGTATTCTACTTCAACCCCGGTTAAAATTTTTTCCAGTTGGAATTTTACTTTAATAGGGTCGGTGTCAGGTGCGTAAAGGATGTTGTCAATATTCATGGTTTTCACCTTGGATTGTAAACAGGCTTTTTAGTATTAAGCCATTCTTCATGGTCTTTATCAAGGTTGGGGTAAGGTATGTCGGTTGTTACGACTGGTGGAGGGGGAGGAGGCAAGTTACTAATACTCCAACGGTGAGTGTGACTTCGCTGCTGTAAGTCTTTACTAAATACCAATCCTTTGCCACGAAGCCCGACAAGTAAACGCTTAACAGTAAGCACAGAAATTCCAGTTATTTCAGCAATTTCTGCTGACAGCAGTCCCGCCGGGTTTGCATTTAATGCGTCTATTATAGCTTGCCTGTTATCAGCCCTTTGCTGTAATTGGATTTTGTTCATACCTTAAAGTGCCACAATGGTATCCATAGAGTTAATGTAATTACAGGCATTTTCGTAAATACCTGCATCTTTTTCTAGTCCCACGACACGATTAGCCTTTAACCGATGGGCAGTTATTAAACTTGTACCTGAGCCACAAGTTGGATCAAGGACGGAAGAGGAACTATCAACAAACATTTCGAAGAAATGATTAAGGATGTGGATGGGCTTTTGACTCCGATGGATGCGAGAGTTTGCTTCACGAGAGCCGTCTATGGAAAGTGCGCGAGGAGCTACAATCTTACGATCACCGAAGGAAACAAGCATTGCGGTTTCGTAAGTACGCCGGCCATAGCGCTGAGGGTCAGGGACTATTCCATCGCCGCAATGCCAGATCATTAAAAAAGGTTGAACGGTTCCACCTATCGCTTTAAAAAAGTCCTCAGTTTCCCGGCGGAAATTCTGAGAAAACCAAAACATTATGTGCGCTTGCGGGGCGATGATGTGGTTATTGTCTCTAAGGCAATTTAACAGCTTCCAATACGCATCACTTGAATCGTCGTAGTCACCGAGGATGGTGTTGCTTACACCGGAGGTAAACTCGCCGGTGTTGAAGGAAATGCCGTAAGGGAAGTCGCAGTGGATAAAGTTAAACGGCTCGCCGGTGTAGAGGGGCGCCCAGGTTGTAAAGTCTTGGTTAAGAATAAGCTTGTCGGATAGTGAAAGTTCTTCTTCAGGCTCTTCGTACTCTTCGTAATCTATTACTTCGCCAGGTTTGGTGTAATACTTTGCACCAAGTGGCTTTGCAGCCATGGGTCCAGGCTTGTTGACAAGGGGTTTATCCGCCTTAGGCCGTGGCACCATTGAAGTAAGAGTCACGTCCTGGCCACGGCGGGAAGTGTATCGCTCGAGGGTTTGCGCGGCGGACTTTAAAGTTGGGGCCTCTTTAATAATTGTCTTTACGTCAGCCTCAGCGTCTTCGTCTGCGAACAAGCGCCAAACTCGTAAAGACTCGGTAACGGTTGCCTTGTGAATACCGATGAGGTTAGCAGTTTGCACAGCGGTCCAGTCTTTATACTCGGATAAGCCCTTACAATAAATGTCGTAAATGGCTTTGGCTCGGTCTTGCCAGGGTAAGTCTTGACGCTGAGCATTTTCTATAAATTCAAACATTGCCAGGTCGGTGGAGGTGAAGTCAGAACCGAGCTGCGCCGGGATTTTATTCCAGCCTTGCCAAGAGTCTACTTGACAAGTGCAAATAGGGAATAGGGCGTCTCGTGCCTCCAGGGTATTGCTGAAGCCTGAGTAGTTACCATCGGTGGCTGCCCGTAAGGCTTTAACAGCAGTTAGCCGACGTTCGCCGGCGACTAAGTAATTTGTGTCCTTGTCGATAAGGACGGGGGAAATCCACTGAGACCGTCCGATGGAAACGGCTAAGGATAAAACGGAATCGAATGTGAGTTCTGACCGTTGGCGAGTACTACGGTCTATAATAATGTCATCGACAAGGACTTGGACTAGGGTGTTTTTGAACACTTTTATGTACCTTTAAGAGAGTAAGGCCGGAGGAGTTAAAAACCTCCGGCCCGTAAGGGTTAAGCCTGGGTTACGGACTGAATCGTAAGGTTTGCCGGGCGAGTCGGGTCGTTCGGGTTAGCTTCATACCCAAACGTGGCGATAAACTTCTTACCCACGGTGTCTTCCAAAATAGTCCCAAGTTCTTCACCTTCAGGGTAGTTAAGACCAAGCACGTCAACAACAAAGCCCTGCTGGTCGCCGTTGTCAGAGCGCAAGTAAAACCGCCAGGCGTGCTTGTCAAGAATCCCGATTACGTCTCCACGCTCGTCAGTCTCGATGATAGGGAAGTTGACTGCAGAAACGCCGGCCATTTTCTGCTGCGTGTCACGAGAGGTGTAGGCGAACTGGAACTCGCGGGCGGTCCAGTCACCAAACTCGTTGAGCTTGGCAAGCTGCTCTGACTGTAAATCCGGGTTGGAATCGTCGTCAGCTTCGATACAGGAAACGGGGCGAATTGTAGGGACGTAAGCCAATCCATGAACGCCGGACTTTTTCCAAAAGAACGGAATCATGTCATAAGACGTGATAACGACTACGTAGTTGCCTTCAGGGAAGCGGGAGGGGGCTTTGAAAGAAGAAGCGTTTGTTTTCAAAAGATCAGCGATTTTCATGGTTATAACCTGTTTGTTGGATATGGAAACGTATTTATGAAACTGACTGGTTGTTTTGTATTGTCGTTTATCCTCTCAATTTAAAGTACTCAACAAGTGCCTTATCCAACGGGTAGCGTGACTCACACATTCCGTAGAAAGGTGTTTTGGTAATAATCCCTACGCGGGGTGTAGTGTAAACGTACCGCCGGGATACTGCGCCCTTACCCTCGGAAGACGCCACGAGGAGATGATTCATGCGGGAGGGAAGTTTAACCCGCCCGGCTTTGCCGACGGAGATAGGACACATCTGCACGTCTACCAGTTCATCCACCACTTCCCCTTTGTCGTTGACTTGGGTAGTGGGTTTGTTAATCTCAATCGGATCAGCATGACCGGTTACGATAACATGGCAGGGGAAGTCTGCACAAGCAAACATTAAAGACTCAGCAAGGTGCTGCGGGTCTTGGTAGTCTCTCCACTCAAGAGACTGATTTAACTTGCCGTTTAATTCCTGGGTGAAATTGATAATGGCCCGCACAGCGTGCGTGAAAGAATCAACAACTAAAATGGTCTTTTCGTTAAGGGTTGGAGACCATTTTTCCAACTGCTTAATCGCTGTACTCCAGGCAGTTGCGGTGTTGATGCCGAGCTTTTTAACTGTGCGTTTGCCTTCGCGGGCGGACACCACGCTTTGCTCTTCGCTGCAGGGGCAAATGTCGTAATTCTCAACAAGAGCTTTATCGTGCTGCTCTTGAGTTATTAACCCTTCTTTAACAAACCGGGCGAGGGTGCTACGCACGACCTCTTCAAACTTGCTGTCGAAATCCAACACCCGCAGCTCGTATCCAGGGTTGTCTAAATACCCTGGGATACCTAAGGGGACGATTGAAGTGCTTTTGCCTTCGCCGGACTGCCCCATGAAGAGCATTTTTATTAACGGGGCTTTGGCAGTAGGAGATAGTTTCATTTTTGGTTCTTTCTTTGGTAGGCTTCTTCCAGAAAGTATCTAACACCCTCAGTGTATGATACTTTGTCTACACCTATGGTGGCAAAATGCTCTTTAACAAACTCCCAAATCCTGTCAGGGAGTATGATAGAGCGCTGAGTTTTCTTTTCGCGCAGTGGGACTAACATGGTATGAGGCTCCGGGCTGTGGGGGGAATAATGGTTTAATTTGACGGGGATATGATAACCCGGATTTAATGGGATTGCAACAATTTTTTATGGATTGTTGCAATCAGCAATACGTTATTCTTTACAATTTATCCCGTTGCCTATGCACCGTTATCTCATCTATACCTAAGCACGTAATAGTAAAGCCGGCGGCATGTGTACCGTAGGTGTAATTAAGATAGCCTTCGTTGAACAGCTCTTCAAATAAGGGATATTCGTCTGCTTCGGGGGCGACAGGATTACGGGTTCCAATTAGGCGAGCTAGAATCATTCGGTGTTTAGGGGTTATAGTCATAAATACGCCTTATAAAAGTTTCGGCTTAACAGCAGTTATCGGTGGAGAGATAGTTCCAATCATCTCGAAGTCTTCTGCGAAAAAAGCATCTTTATCACTCCCGTTGTAAATCAGCCGGGGCGGGGCGGGATAAGAAATTTCAGGCATACAGCCAAAATTCAGTATCTGCCTTATCGCCTCTGTGTGGGAAGGTTCTATGTAAGTATGTGCATCTCCAAAAGTCCATAACATTTTCTCAGGGACACCCTCTGCTTGGGTACAAACCCATAGTAAAAAGGCCCACGACTGAATCCAGTTGTGTGGAACACCTAAAAGCATGTCCGCACTCCGCTGGTAAGAGTGCATAGAAATCCCACCGTCTTTGGACACGAAAAATTGCACTACAGTCGAATGACAGCACGCCGGCGTTCGAGGGTTGTTGTTTACCTCTTTGATGAACGCCATTTTTACTGGGTTCCAGGCAGTAATTACGTGCTCACGGCTGAAGGGGTTATTGCGGAGGTTGTGTATTAAGTGCTTTATCTGGTCGAAGTTAAATGACCGGAATTGTTCACCATATCCGTTTAAGTAAAGTCCGTTGGGATTTAGCTGCCCGTCCCACCAGTCTAAAAGGTCGGAAGGGCAACGAGGTTTGCCACTTAAAAACCACTCCATCTCACGAATAGCTTTCTTCCATGCGGTGTGTCTTACAGTTACGAGGGGTGTTGCGTCGAAGGTTACTGTTGGGAGGGTGAACAGCCGGCGGGAGGGGCCGTTTCGGGATTGAACCTCCTCGCCGGATTGGGAAATTCGCTCGAGGAGGGAGGTGTAGATTGTATCAGTTTTATTCACTTTGCTCAATCTCCTCAATGGTGTTTTTGATTAACTCAATTAAGTATTTTGCTTCGGCTTTAGTGAATTGCATTTGGCTATAGCCAACTAACTCTACGTTTTCGCCGGCTTTACGGACTAAACAATCAGTAAAGGCGTTATTGCCAGAAGTGCAGGTTACAAATACGTTCGGGTTCTTAATCATAACATTTATCTCTTGAGTAGGAAGCAGGTTCGTGGGCGAGGCTTTGCAGAGTCTGCTTCGATAATAGAAAGACCTTTGTAAGATTTGATAGCCGGTAGTATTACTTTACAAACCCGCTGGAAGTATAAAGGAACACCGTGGTCTGAAAACACCAGCCGGCTATCCAAATGCTCACAATGGTCACAGATTTTCATTTTAAATCACCGCCATATCAACAGCACGATCAAAGTCCTCTTCGCTACCACGGTGGTCTAAGCATCTAGACACTACGAAATCTTCTAACCCTCCTGGTCCAGTATCAAATCCTGGATTAGCAATTTTACGTAGTTTTAGATAACGATTTGCATCAGATCGTAGTTTATCCATCTCAATTAACCGCTTTTCATCCTCAATAATTACTTTCAGTACACAATCAGATAAATCAATAGCCTTTTGTAATACATCCATCTGTTCTCTATGGTTCATTGATTTAACTCCTACGACTTAACGGGTTCCAAGTACGCTTTTTAAAGCTCCCTTCCAAGAACATTTCCCGGCGGGCCGGCGGCTTGGCGCAGATCTCTCTAAAGTGGCAACCTGAGTAATTATTACAGGCTGTTTCGTTGGGCAAGAATACTCCTGTCCTGCAAGCGTCCATTGCCTGTTCAATCCAGATTTGTAAGTCTTGGATGTACTCGTTTATTTCCTCTAGGGAAAACGGTACGACTTGCCGGGCGAAGCGGGAGAAATTAACACCGAGCTGAATCCCGTCAATAATAACTCCATGCGCCGGAGGTAACTCGCTTGTTTGGTGAGCAATTAAATGGCAAGCAGTGGTGTATAAAGCCATTTGAGTAGAAGGCTTGAATTGCTCAAAGAACCTGCTGTCGAGGGTGTACTTGGTGGTTTTGTAGTCGCAAACGTAAGTTTGTCCCTGCCAAGCAACTAACCGGTCTATGTGTCCACAGATGTAAACTTTTTTGGAATCGTAAAGCATGAAGGGGAGTTTGAAGTGATACTCAACAGCCGCTTTCCCGTCGGAGCGCTTTATAGTAGTGGCTTTATCTTCCCAGAATTGGTCCAAGTACCAAATGATAGACCGGACTAAAGTTTCCTTGGTACGAGCATTGTCACCCGGCGGAAGAGTCTCACCGAGAAGCCCGGCTAAGCGTGTGACGCGCATTAAGGATGTGTGTTTGTCTATACCTGACTCAACGAGCTGGTGCCAGGTTTGGAGAAGGGTGTGGAGGTGGATACCGAAGGCTAACGCAGGCGGAACGATCTTGGGGACATAGCCCTTTACTATTGTATAGAAATACTTTCGGGGGCAGGTTTTGAATAACCCAATGGAGGTTGAATCCCAATAAAACTGGATGCCTTTTGAGAAAGAAGTGTTTTCGGATTGCTCTTCCTCAATAATGCCGATTGGAATGGAGTTGGGCGAAGGGTGGCCTAAAAACTCGTCGGTGAAGGGACTGTAATATAACATAGTCTTAGTCCTCTGTAATAATAAGCCCAATTATAAAGCAAGCAAAGTTACTGAGCAAAAGAGCGGATATACCGATAATTGAATTGTTATCGGAAAATGCAGCCGCTGTAAGCAGGTTACTACTAATTAAAACCGCACAGCATGAGATTAGTTTAAGATACTTTTCCATAATAACCTCTATAGTTTAAGCCCTTCAAACGCCAAGTCCTTTTTAGGCTCTTTAAGGACAACCTTGGCTGCAGGTACACGAGTACGAGTCCCGGCAGCTTGCTCTTGGTTCCACCTGGCCCGCTGTTCCCGAAGTCCTTCAATTAGTTGAAGGATGTCATCTTCGTTCCACTCTTGTGCAGGCTTTGATAACAGGGTGTCAAGGTTTTGCATTTTACACCTCTACGTAAACGATTTGGTCTTCAGGTACGGAGTCGTGAGGGCCATGTAAAGCTAACATTGTAAGGTCGTCGATGAGGCATAATTGGTGGGAGGTTAAGATGTGCTTCACGCCGGGCTTGCCGAATATCCAAGCGGCCTCGTAAATCGGGCCGGTTAAGTCCATTTTGCTTCCGTGGTACACTTGCCCGCCATTAACTACTTTGCGAATGAGGCGAATTGATAATACCTCAAGCTGTTCGTTTTCGAGTTCGTACTCGACAAGGATGGGGAATCTTTCGGATAGGAACTTAGTGTAAATTATTACGTTGCTCATTTATAGCCTCACAGTGTTTATTGGCTTTTGTGCATAAAATATCCATTTATCATCTTGCTTTACCGCGAGGCGTTCGCCGGCGGAAGTTGTCACGAGCTTAGCAGGTTCGTTAATGTTTAACACTGTAAGCTCGTTGGGCAATAACCGGCGAGCCTTGTACTTTTTGCCGTTTATTTTTACTGAGGACATATTACGCAGCCTTTGGGGGTAAGGAGGTTTCTTCTTGCCAAAACTTTTTATGCTGGTATTGCATTAGCAAGTATGCGTGTGCTTCGTTTTTGCCTCTCATTAACTGGTTGGCTAATGAAATAACTTGGTGCTGAGTTAAATCACCAATTTTGCCCTTGATAACTTGTCCATCGTCGAGAACTTGGCGGAAGTCTTCTTGCATTTGAGGGAGCCTTTTGTATGTATGAAACTGATTGACAATTACGTCAATACGTTTTACTGTTCAGATTTGAACGTCTTAAAAATAATGTCCTCAGCTTCTTTTAAATCGCGGGCTGAGGCAACCCGCCCGGTTTCCATCTGCTCCTTACAGTAAAGCCCGAACTGGTAAAGAACTTGGCGAATTGCGTCGCTTCCACGAATACCGGATGGGGACATTGAGAAGAACTCCAAAATCTTGTCGTATGTGGGAATATGTACCCGAATTGTGCGAGGAGATACTTCGTTGAGTTTCTTGCGAGCCATTTGAGTATACCTGTATGTAAAGTAGCAATCACATTGAACAAAAAAAATGGGCAAGGGTTAAACTCCCTTGCCCGGCGGGGATTAAAGACCTAACGCAGACAGCTTGTTCTCGGCGGCAACCTCACGGTCACGAACAGCAGCCTCTTCGGCGGCGGCATCTTCTACTAGCCCGTCACGAACTTCGATGAAGGCAGTGACTTCAGCCCAGGGGCCTTCGCCGGCGACCAGCCGGTCAACCTCAAACTCAAACTGCTCGTAGGAGATCTGGTCGCCCTTCGGCTCTTCGTCTTTCTTAGCAACACCGACTGGCGCGGGAAGGGACTGATAACCCTTTTTCTTTAAAAGCTTCTTAATAAACGCCCCGGCGAGTTTGGTAAAGATGCGTTCGAATAGATTCCCGGCGATGCCTCCACGAGAGGCGCGGGTGCCGCTGAAGTCGTAAGTGGTGTATAATTCATCCATTGCCGACTGTCCAGGTAGGGTAGTTCCAGCTTTAATAGCTGCCCTGATGCGAGCGCTTATGTTGTTGCCGAGGTTTTCTGCCAGCACCTGGTTAAGCTGGTTAGCTACGCCGGTGGCACTCGCTCCGACTTCCGAAACGCCTTGAACCATCTCAGCAGTGAACGGTTGAGGGATAGTGAATTGGAAACCTTCTTGGCCGGCGGCAGTGTAAGCGTCTTCTAAGATGGTGCGCTGGCGAACTGGAGTGTTTTCTGATTTTAACATGGGAATGTTCCTGATTGTTTGGTTAATGGGCGGTTTTGACCGCGTGTGTATGATAACATGGTTTGGGGGACATATACAATACATTGTGCGCATAAAAAACCGCGTCAATCGGATTTAATTGACGCGGTTTTTTCGGGGCGGATTATTGGCGAACTTTCGCTCTCTGCTCATCCGTTGGGGCAGGCAATTTCTTACTCACGTCAATATCCACAATCACGAGCTCTTCGATTGACGGGATTGCGTAGCAAAACATACTTCGTGTTGTGTCAACGTAAACGGCTCCGAGTTCGGCAGGGAACTTGGCCTTTAATTGGTTAAGGCGGGAGAACGCTTGGCGAATCCCGGCGATAATTGGAACGGGCTTTTTAGTTGCAACGCAGCGAATAATATCCCATGTTACGCTGCCCGGCGGGTTTTCCAAATTGGCTACGATTAAGCCTTTTGGGTGTGCCTCTGGTACAATATGGTAGTAAAGACCCTTGCCATACAGGTACTCTTCCGGGGCGTAGGTTGCTAAAGAATAAACGGCGTTGCGATACCGCTCGCCTTGGATGATACGATATAAATACTTAGACCGCTTTTCCGTTGTTTGATAGACTACAGCCTTTCCGTATGGGAGGGATAAGGCTGCGTCTAATAAGGGAAATATCTCGGCTTCTTGCCCTGGAACGATAGCGGGCTTGTTGAGGTACTTTGGCATTTTACTCCTCCAGTCCGTCGATCTGTTTAGACGTTATAAACGTAAGTTCTTGCATAGCACGAGTCACTGCAACGTAACCGAGATTTTGTTCTTGTTCTTGTTCCCACTCACTGGAGGCGTTTCGGCCTAAAAGATGGGAGTCAAGGAATAAAACACTCGGCCACTCTCGGCCCTTTGCTTTGTGGATTGTTGAGAGGTGTACGTCTGCCGGGCGGTAGCCCTTGTCTTTGGGGTCAGGGTAAAGCTTACCAAGGTGCTTGCGCATGGAGTCGAGGTCTTTGTGCGCTTGGGCAAGGGTGCGAAGGACAAGAGCCTTTTCAGTGATGCTGAATTTCCGGCGGGGGTATTTAACAAGCTCCCGCTCTTTCCACTTCTCAAGGCGGTCGAGAAATTCCTGTGTGGACAGGTTTTTCTTGGTGATACGCTCGGTGAGTTTTATTAGGTTTTGCCCGATGTCTTTTCCGGCGATTTCGACTGTTCGCCCGGATACGAGCAACCGCAAGGCAAGGCGCATTAAAGGGGCGTTGTTGCGACAAAGAACAGTTTTGGGGACTTCTTGCAGGGTTAGACTGGAGGGGTATAAAACGGAGCCTTGTGCGCAACCAGAGGCTGCCTCGATGTCTGGTACGTAGCCCTGGGCTACCTTTATGACCTCCGCCGGGCAACGCCAGGAGACCGTGAGGGGAAGTTCCTGCATTGAGAAGGTCTCAACGAGGGACTTGTAGGAGTTGGATAATGCCCCACGAAAGCCGTAAATTGCTTGCCTATCGTCTCCAGCGGCGATGACTCGCCCGCCGGGGAGTAAAGACCGCTTTAGCATGGTGTGCTGGAGCAGGTTAAAGTCTTGTACCTCATCTGCAAGGATTGTGGGGACTTTTGTGAAGCGATGGGGGAATACTGTTGCACAGTAAAGCATGTCGTCGAAGTCGATTATGCCGTCTTTTGTGAAGGACAAGTTGGAAAGATTTACTGCCGTCCGGCTCCAATGAAGAATCTCGTCGGAGAATTCTAAATCGTACTGTGTGGCGAGTTCTTCCCAAATTTGGGTCTCGTTCGGGGTAAGACCTTCGGGACCGGCGGGGTCGGGCTGGATGCCGTATACTTTGGCTATAGTCGCCAGGGCACGTATTTCTGCTTGGGTTTCGAAGGGTATTTCGTTTTCTTCTCCGAGGGCTTTAACAGTTTCAAACATCTTACCCTTTTCGAGTTTGATGGTCTTGCCGCTGGCTTTAAGGGCTTGGAGGCCCAGGGCGTGAAAGGTCTTGGCGGGGAACTTGGGGCCGATCTTTTTAACAAGTTCCTCTACGGTTGACTTGCTAAAGCTGGTTGCGATTCCACTTTTGGGACTGGAGTTCGCCCATCGCTGAAGGGAAAAGGTTTTCCCTGTACCTGCGCGAGCGCGAAGGGCGATTGAGTCGGATGACTTAGTTGTGGCTAAGAAATCAATTTGTTGGGGAGTGAGATCCATAAATGGTTTCCTTAAGGGATAAGTGGGGCCAGCCGAGGGATTACTCTGGGCTGGCCCGGCGGGTTAAGCAGCGTGATAATGAAACTCGATGTCTGAGACGGGCGTGAAATTCTTTATGTCCGTTTGATTTATATGCTTTTTGGTTGAAGAGGAAAAGTACTTATCTAGCCTAATGCATACTAGCTCGTCTTCATAAGCAATGCACGTCTCGTATGAGAAATACCACGTCCTGTTGTCGTGCGTTATTGCTACGAGATTAGCGCTTATTTTTTTTATTTTCATGTGTTTACTCCTAGGGCGTTCCAGTTGTACTTGGCCTGTTGCATGAGCAGTGTGTAGTCTGCCCTAAAGATGGAGGTGCAGTAAACAAGCCCGTTTGATTCTTTAAAGTACGCCGGGTAGTCCAGCGGGCTTACTCTTGCAAGTGCTGTCCATTGCGCGGCGGAGTATTTACCGCTCGCGGTTAAAAGCCCGGCAAGGGCGAAGGGGAAGGGCTTTTTCATTCGTTTTCTCCTACGTAAGCCTTATGTATGCTTGCTGCGTCAGGGCGCTTGGTGTCTAATTCGTAGTCAAGGGATAAATCAACCTCTAACCAATTATCCCCATCGAGAGTATAGTGTAAGGTATGCCACTTTACAAACCAAGACTTTATATCGTCTAGGTTATTTACGCCTTCAATGTCTATATCATCGGACAGGTTAAGTACGTAACAGGTGTTTACAGTAATTTTCATTTGGCCTCCTTAATATCGTGGTATACTTCAAGGGAAGCTTTGTCGTTGCTGTAGAACGTGATTAAGGCTGTTCCGTCCTTGTGCTTTACTTGGATTTTGCAGTAATACGTGGGGTAAGGTGTTTCACTAATCTCCCTGGCCGGGGATAAGGTGATTGACTCAACATCGAAAAGGCTATACATTTGCATTTTTTGTACTCTGGTTCCGGGCTGAAAGTAGCCACGCTAATAGCCTCGCAGGCGCGAGGCTATTACTTAGTCACTCGTCAGCGATTAAATACGAAATTAGTTGTGTTAGGTGAAAGGTTGCTTTTGGTTCACCAGTACATTCCTCAAGGGTGTGCCTCGCCCAAAAGATTATATCATCTTTGTCGAGTAGTGTCCCGCCGGGGCAAGGTTCTACATCATATCCCTCTAACAACATAGGCAGCTTTTGTGGGGCGGGACTCCCTACGGGAGGCTCGGGAACGTACTCAAATACGTCTGGATAGTCCATAGGGACGTAGGAGTTGCAAATAGGAGCTTGATACATTTTAATTACCTCTGTGAGGGAAATGGCTTGTTGTCGAAGGAACGGATGGTTTTCAAAATGCGGTAATATTCCCGCTTTTGAATGTTAAGGGCCCTAAGGACAGTTCCTTGTCTTAGGTGGGAAATCTCCTCGTTGCGGGAGAGGAGAGAAAAGACCTTGGAAACGCCTTGATGGTTCATGGGTTGCTCCTGAAAACGGTATACATGCCAGTATTGATTACATACTTATCAACAATTACGCTTTGCCCTTTGCGGTATACGCTGTAGTATCCCGCGAGGGATTCCAAATAGGAATGTAAATCCTGAACGGTTTTAAACTCAAACACCTCAGCGGTTCCGGGGCGGGTGAGGGTGAGGGGGAATAAGTCTTTCACGTTGTGGCTGATGATGATGCCAGGGGAAAGACGGGCAGACTTTTGGCTCATTGTGTGAGATACTCTGGGGAGGATGAGGGAGGGAATGATATGGCCGAAATTATGGGGCAGTTTCGGCCATACGTTATTATTCAGCAAACATCCTGTGATTTTTTCGATACCTGTAGGGAATAAACATTATATCTTCTTCATCACAGCAAGTTATGAATCCCGACACACTCACACCCCGAACTCGAACGCGGGCTGGAACAGAAAACCAACTATTAGCGTAGCCGGTTATGTCCGCTACCCGGCGGGAGCCGTCAGGGCAAAGGCAATTCTTTACCTTGACGATTCGGTTGTTTCTCAGGATGGTTTCGGCTTTCATGGGACACCTTTAAGGGGCAACAACCCAGTCTTGGGCGTTTTCTGGGGTTAGCCGGAATGATTCTTTAAGCCCGTGCTTGACAGGTTGGGAAAAGTCTTTCGGGCGGGTTTTCCAAGTCTGCATCTTTCCGCTCTTGCGGCACCTGGCGGGCGAACCGTCGGCGTTGCGCATAAGGCGATGCCAAAATTCGCTGGTGTTGAGGATTGACTCGCGAGGTTAAACGCTCGCGGTATGCGGGCGATACGGGTATTATATGACAATGCAATGTATTGTCAATTTATTTTTATGGGGTCATTTTGGTTTAATGGTTTGCGGGCGGGTTGCGGGCAACCGGCGGCGAATTCCGGCGGTTGTGTGGTGTGGAATGGGGCAGGAACCGGGCAAAACGGCGATTTTCGGCGTTTGGGGTTTACGGCGATATGATACATGGTTCCGGGGCGAACGTGCCACCAACGCCAAATTCTTCACAAGCACTCTTCCAACCCTCTTTCAACCCTCCAGCATAATCTACCTAACTCCACGAAATCCACCAAAGATTTTTTGCGCACAACGCATAACGTAAATACGATTGCGGGATGTAGGTAAACATATTGCTTGTAGAGTGCCTAATGTATATATCTTACATAATTTTTTTTTTTTATATAAGGGAATCGTATTGCCTGAATCGCTCAGGGGGTCAGAATCGTATTTCTTATATATGGGTGTTTGCGTTGTTTTTTGTGTTTTGTGTTTTGTAAAATTGGCTGGTGGATTTGATGGAGTTTGATGCTATATGGTGGGGTGAAGCTGGAGTGCTGCTGGAGTGCTGGTGGAGAATTTTAAATTGTTTTATTTTTCAATATGTTACGTTAAAATAATCATGAATTTTTATTTTGACAATATGCCATGTTTTTTTTTTATTTTATTTTTCAACAGTATACCATTATTGGTATAATGTATATTGTCAATATGTTATTTAGTGGTTTTTTTATGAATGTTTCACGGGAAACAACTAGAAAATGGTAAATATTTCCCGTGAAACAATTAGAAATCGGTTTAATGGTTTATTCTAGTAATACGCAGGCAATAAAAAACCCGCCTCGCGACGGGTTTTTAATGGATTATTCGGGTTTAATCAATTCACCTGGCAGGTTTGGGGGTAGTAAATCTGTCTTCATCAAGGCTATC